GACAAATGGATTACACGTTCAAGCAAGTGCCAATAGAGGTAAAATAGCAGTTTCTGATAACGATACTGCTGCCTATATGATTGCAGAAAATTCTTTAGCATCATTTGGTAGACAAGATGCGTTAAGTACTAATAACTTAAACATAACCTCAGGTGGCAACGTCCTCATCGGCACTACTACTGATGGAGGTCAAAAACTACAAGTAAGTGGTAATGCTAAAGTAACTGGAGTGTTTTACACTGATTATGTTCAGACTCTAAGTGGCACATCAATAGACTTTAGACATCAAGATGCATCTACAATTATGCGTGTTGATACTGCAAATGCGAGAGTAGGTATCGGTACTACTAGTCCGGCTTACCCTCTACACGTTGAAGGTTTTATAGCATCAAATAATTCTTCTAACGCATCTGGTCTTCTTGTAAGAAAGGCTGGATCAACAATAGGTTTTGTTGGACAATCAGGAGGGTGGGTAGGTGATACTACTGATGATCTAACTGTTTCGGGCGAAACAGGTAAAAACATTAGATTCTATACTAATGGTAGTATTACTGAAAGAATGCGCATAACCTCTAACGGCAACGTAGGTATTGGTACTGCTAGCCCAGCGCAAGAACTTGACGTATCAGGTGACATAAATGCAAGTGGAGATTATTATGCTAATGGAACACAAGGTTACACAGGAACAGTGACAATACAGCAGCCTTCACCAAACCCACCAATCAACATAGACATACAGGGTGGAATTATAACAAACGTATATTAACAAATAAAAAAAATGATAAATATTAACGATGTAGTAGTACCTACCAAAGGAACAGGTAAGTACTTGAGCGTAAAAGTATTAAGCTTTGACTTAACACCAGAAAATGGCATATCTCTCTATTGGGCCATACATGCTGAGAAAGTAGTAACAGAAACAGTAGACGAGGTTGAAACGCAGACTATTACACCAGCAGAAATGCTTTTAGAGGGAAACTTAAACTATCCTCAGTCTGAATATGACAATTGGGGTACTGATGATTCTGTGGTTACAACGTGGGTAATGAATGAACTTGGAGTTACCGAGTTAGTTGCAGAGTAAAAAAGAAGAGAACTACGTAATAGTATATAAGTAAACTTAAATTAAAATTATATTATGGATTTAAAAATTAAAGACGAGCAACTTGCGAAGTTGCAAGGGTTAGTTAATCAGATTAACAATCTGCAAATGGAATTAGGTCAAGTTGAGGCTAGAAAATACGATATTATAGGTTTTCTACCGTCAGTAAGAAAAGACTTAAATGACTTTCAAGCAGAGTTAGAAAAAGAGTACGGTAAGGTTAGTATTAATATCCAAGACGGTACTATCAAGCAGCCTGAAGATGAAGCTAATTCGTAAGATTAGTATCGGAAAAGACTATAAGAATGACGCAATGCATTACTCCGTAGGCCAAGAGGTTTACGGAGGGCATGTCATTTGCGATATAGTTGAAGACGAAACCAAGTACAGCATATACATAAAAAAAGACGAAGAGGTTTTACCTTGGAAAGATTTTAATAAAAATATGGCTGTATCAGTTGAGTACAATCTAGAATACTAATGAGAAGTACGTTTTATTATTTAATAAAACCTAAAGGCGAAAGATACAACAACACAAAGAAAATAGGTGATAAGGAGCTGATACTAAACACCGAGATATTTAATCATCAGTATATTAGTAGACAAGCTATAGTCGTTGGACTACCTACGGAATTTGATACACCAATAAAGAAAGGTGACGAAATAATCGTTCACCATAACCTATTTAGAAGATGGCACAATGCTAGAGGCAAAGAGAAAAATAGCACTGGCTATATAAATGAAGATCTTTATAAAGCTAGTGACGATCAAGTTTATGCATACAAAAGAGATGGTGTATGGAAATCTTTACCAGGTTATACATTTGTAAAGCCAGTAGGAGATTTAATAGGAGAAGTTGTTCACTCAGATATTTACAACGAAGGAGATATAGTAGGCTATAGGCCTGTAGGTGAATACGAGTTTACCATAGACGAAGAAAAACTATATAGACTTAAAACAGAATTTATTACAATTAAATATGAATATCAAGGAGAAGAAAAGCAACATAATAGAAGCTGGATATAAAGCAGTTGAAGAATTAATTAAAGTTGCTGAAGAAAAGATTATAACTAACACAGAAGACGACGTATCTGCCGATAGATTAAAGAATGCAGCCGCTACAAAGAAATTAGCAATTTTTGACGCATTTGAAATACTAACAAGGATTGAGGAAGAAAAAGCCTTATTAGAAAATAAAACTGTTGAAAAAACTAAAACTGCTTTTACTGGCTTTGCAGAAAGAAAGAGTAGATAATGTACGAGCAAAGTTTAGTTAAAACCATAGAGCCAATACGTATAAACACGCTCAAAAGACTTAATAAGTCTAAAAGTTGGGAGTATGGTTATAATAAAGAGCACGACATTGTTGTTATAAGTAAAACTGGTCAGATAGGTGAAGTAATAGAAATACAAAATCTAAAGATCGCATTGCCACCAGTGCCTAAGGAGGTTAAACGCTGGGATAATAACAAATGGAACGTAGAGGATCTTCCTAAAGACTTAGCAAATATTAAGACTATATTTGACTGGAGAAACCTGCCTGATAATTTCAAAGAACAATGGGTTGATTATATTGAAGGCGAGTTTAGAAAAAGAGAGGAAGGCTTTTGGTTTTACAATAATAGCAAGCCAACGTATATAACAGGTAGCCACTATATGTATTTGCAGTGGTCCAAAATTGACGTAGGCAAGCCAGATTATAGAGAAGCAAATAGATTGTTCTTTATCTTTTGGGAAGCATGTAAAGCTGATAACAGATCTTATGGTATGTGCTATCTTAAGAATCGACGCTCAGGATTTTCGTTCATGGCTTCCAGTGAAACAGTTAGTTTAGCTACAATAACATCAGACTCTAGATATGGCATACTGTCTAAGTCTGGTAGTGACGCTAAAAAGATGTTCACCGACAAGGTAGTTCCAATATCAATTAACTACCCTTTCTTCTTTAAACCGATACAAGATGGTATGGATAGGCCAAAGACAGAATTAGCTTATCGTGTGCCAGCAAGTAAAATAACTAGAAAAAGAATGTCATCATCTGAGCAGCTCGAAGAGATGCAAGGACTTGACACAACAATAGACTGGAAAAACACAGGTGATAACTCGTATGACGGTGAAAAGCTTTCACTATTAATTCATGATGAGGCCGGTAAGTGGGAGAAACCAGAAAACATATTGAATAACTGGAGGGTAACAAAAACAACCCTCAGGCTTGGTAGCAGAGTAGTAGGTAAGTGCATGATGGGTTCAACATCAAACGCTTTAGATAAAGGAGGATCAAACTTCAAAAAGCTCTACAACGAATCAGACGTTACCAAGAGAAATAAAAATGGACAAACAAGCTCAGGCTTGTATTCTTTGTTTATACCAATGGAGTGGAACTATGAAGGTTTCATGGACGAATATGGTTATCCTGTATTTGACACTCCAGATAAACCAGTCAAAGCACCAGATGGTGGAGAGATAGAGGTTGGAGTTATTGAGCATTGGGTTAATGAGGCCGATGGTTTAAGAAATGATCCAGATTCATTAAATGAATTTTACAGACAGTTTCCTAGATCAGAAGAGCATGCATTTAGAGATGAAACAAAGAACAGTATATTTAACTTAACTAAAATATACGAACAGATAGATTACAACGAGGAGATGGCAAGACCTATTAAAGGTAACTTTCAATGGGTTAATGGCGTAAAAGATACAAAAGTATTATTTGTGCCTGATAATAGTAGTGGACGATTTAACGTATCATGGGTGCCGAGCGTGCACTTGCAAAACAAAATGATTACGAAAAATGGTTTAAAATATCCTAGCAACGAACATATAGGAGCTTTTGGATGTGACTCATACGATATATCAGGAACAGTAGATGGTAGAGGTTCTAAAGGCGCGTTGCACGGTCTTACTAAGTTTAGTATGGAAGATGCACCGCCAAATACATTCTTTTTAGAATATATAGCTAGACCTCAAACATCAGAGATATTCTTTGAAGACGTATTAATGGCATTAGTGTTTTACGGCATGCCACTATTAGCAGAGAATAATAAACCAAGATTATTGTACTATTTAAAGAGAAGAGGATATAGAGGCTACTCAATGAATAGGCCAGATAAGACTTGGAACAAACTTTCAGTTGCAGAAAAAGAAATTGGTGGTATACCAAACTCAAGTGAGGATATTAAGCAAGCTCACGCATCAGCAATTGAAAGCTATATCACTAGCTACGTAGGTTTACAAGAAAATGGAGACTACGGCAATATAAGTTTTAATAGAACGCTAAATGATTGGGCTAGATTTGACATAAACAAAAGAACGCAGTTTGACGCTACTATTAGCTCAGGACTTGCGATCATGGCTTGCAATAGGCACATGTATGAGCCGAAGGCACAAAAGACAACTACAACTTTAAATTTTGGATTTACTAAATACAATAACAAAGGAACACTATCAAAAATAATTGACAATGATTAAAACTAAAACTAAATCCGTTTTTCCTAGTCAGGCAGTGCCTGATGAAGAGAAGTCAAGCTTAGACTACGGACTTCAGGTTGCTAAAGCAATCGAGGCGGAGTGGTTAAATAGAGATGGTGGTACTTCTAGATATTACGACGCTAAGAATAGATTTCACGAGCTCAGGTTATATGCTAGGGGCGAACAATCTATACAAAAGTATAAAGATGAATTATCTATAAATGGTGACTTGTCTTATTTAAACTTAGACTGGAAACCAGTACCTATTATTCCTAAATTTGTAGATATTGTAGTTAATGGTATTTCAGAAAGACTATACAAAGTAAAAGCTTTTTCTCAAGATCCGGGTTCTATAAAGAAAAGAACAGACTACGTTGAGGCAATGCTTGAGGATATGCAGTTTAAGACATTTAAACAAACTGTACAACAAGAGGTTGGTGTTAATACATTTAATAACGATCCTGACAAACTGCCTCAAGATGAAGACGAGCTTTCTGTGCACATGCAACTAGAGTATAAGCAAGGTATAGAGATAGCTCAGGAAGAGGCATTAGATAATATATTTAACTTAAATAAATATAGTTTAATAAAGAAAAGATTAGATTATGACTTAACAGTCCTTGGTATTGCTTGCGTGAAAAACGGATTTAATACTGCTGAAGGAATTACAATCGAATATGTTGATCCTTCTAATATTGTATATTCGTATAGCGAATCTCCTTATTTTGATGACATGTACTATGTAGGAGAAGTAAGAAGAATAACTGTTACACAGCTAAAGAAGCAATTTCCTGATTTGACGATAGAGCAAATAGAAGAAATAGAAAGCAAGTATGAGTCTTCCAATAATGATAGATTTAATTATTATCCAGAGCATCGCCAAGATAAAGATTACGTAAATGTTTTGTTTTTCGAATATAAAACGTTTAACAATCAAGTATATAAAATTAAAGAAACTGCCACTGGAGCCGAGAAGGTTATACAAAAGGCAGATACGTTTAATCCACCAAAAGATCAAAGATCTAGATTCGATAGAGTATCAAGATCTATTGAAGTGTTATACAGTGGTGCTAAATTATTAGGGCACGACATAATGTTGGATTGGAGATTAAACGAGAATATGACTAGACCAAAGTCTGACATTACTAAAGTAGCTATGAGCTACAGTATAGTAGCTCCGAGAATATATAAAGGAAGACCTGAGTCACTCGTTAGCAGAATGATGACATTTGCTGACATGATTCAATTAACGCATTTAAAGCTACAACAGGTAATGTCTCGCATGGTACCAGACGGAGTTTATTTAGACGCCGACGGTATTGCTGAAATAGATCTAGGTAATGGAACAAACTACAATCCGCAAGAAGCATTAAACATGTACTTCCAAACTGGTAGCATCATTGGTAGATCAATGACTCAGGACGGAGATTTTAACAATGCTCGTATACCTATTCAAGAGCTACAGACAAGCGGAGGTAATGCCAAAATCAGTGCGTTGATTAACTCTTATAACTACTATCTACAGATGATAAGAGATGTGACAGGACTGAACGAAGCAAGAGATGGTAGCAAGCCAAATGAGACATCGTTGGTAGGACTACAAAAGCTAGCTGCTGCAAATTCAAACGTAGCTACAAAGCATATCCAAGATGGCGGCTTGTACTTGACATTGAAAACTGCAGAAGCTTGCTCGCTTAGAATATCTGACGTTTTAGAATTCTCAAACTCTCAAAATCAATTTATACAATCTTTAGGTAGATTTAACGTTGGAACGCTTACTGAAGTTGCACAACTACACCTACACGACTTTGGCATATTCTTAGAGATAGAACCAGACGAAGAAGATAGAAGTAGATTAGAGAACAACATACAAATGGCGCTGCAACAGCAAGCAATAAATCTTGAAGACGCTATTGATATTAGGGAGGTTAGAAATACTAAGCTAGCTAATCAAGTACTTAAAGTGCGCAAAATCAAGAAGTTAGCGCTTGATCAGCAGATGAAAGAAAGAAACATTCAAATGCAAGCTCAAGCAAATCAACAGTCTTCAAGAGTAGCAGCAGAAGCAGAAATGCAGAAACAACAAGCACTAGCATCTACTGAAGTTCAGATTGAAGAAGCAAAAGCTCAGTTTGAAATAATGAAGATGGAAAGACAAGCAGCAATTAAGTTTGATTTGATGGAAAAAGAATTTGCATTAAACATGCAACTTAAAGATGCGGAAAGTCGAGTGATTAATGATAAAGAGAAATACAAAGAAGATCGCAAAGATGAAAGAACAAAAATTCAAGCATCTCAGCAGTCTGAATTAATAGAACAAAGAAAAAATAATCTACCGCCAAAAAAGTTTGAGTCAGCAGGATTTGACAATTTAGGTGGATTTGACTTGGAACAATTTGAACCAAGATAATTTTTAAACAATCATTTTTATAGTATTTTATTATGGAAGAAAACATAGAAGAACAAGTTGTTGATAACCAAGAGTTAACAAACGAAGTTCAAGAAGAACAACCAAAAACAACGCAGGTTTTAGAAGATGGTACTTATAGAGTAGATCTATCTATAGCAAGCGAAGAGCCGACTGAGGCAGTACAACCAGAACCAGAAGTTGAAGCAGTTCAAGAGCAACCAGAAGAACAGGATGTTCCTGTCGTTGAGGAAGTTATTGACGAGCCTGAGACTGAAGTTCAAGTAGAGCAAACAATCGAAGAACCTCAACGTGAAGAGGTTATTGAAACATCTAGCCAGCCACAATTAAGCGTGCCAGAGGGAATTCAAAAGTTAATTGACTTTATGGATGAGACTGGTGGAACTATTGAGGACTACGCTAGATTAAATGCTGATTACAGTGGAGTAGACGATAAAGCTTTACTAGCAGAGTACTACAAGTCGACTAAGCCTCACTTAACCCGTGACGAAATCGATTTTATTATTGAAGATAAATTTCAATACGATGAAGACATGGATGACGAGAGGGATATAAGAAGAAAGCAACTCGCTTACAAAGAAGAAATCGCACACGCTAAAAGCCACTTAGAGGGCATGAAGTCTAAGTACTACCAGGAACTTAAGTTAGGTTCTAAGTTAACTAAAGACCAACAACAAGCTATCGAATTCTTTAATAGATATAACGAGGAGCAAAAACAGGTAGAAGAACTAACTACCAAGCAGCAGCAACACTTCAACGAACAAACGAACAAAGTGTTTAACCAAGATTTCAAAGGTTTTGATTTTAAAGTTGGTGACAGAAAATTTCGTTATAATGTTAAAGATGTAGCTGAGACAAAAGAAGCTCAAAGCAACGTATTCAACGCTTTTAGTAAGTATGTTGACAATAACAATTTGTTAAGCGATGCTAAAGGCTATCATAAGTCTCTATATGCTGCAAGAAACCCAGATGCTCTAGCGAATCATTTTTATGAGCAAGGCAAAGCCGATGCAATAAAAGAAATGACATCACAGGCCAAGAATATTAATGTCGACAATAGAAAAACAACTGACGGATTTATTCAAGCTGGTGGTGCTAAGGTTAGAGTAGTTAGTGGTGAAAATAGTTCAAGCACAAAATTAAGATTAAAAAACTATTAAAACTAAAAACAAAAAATTATGGCAACTAATGTAAGTTTTGCAGGACCAGCAGCCGCTGGCGTAGTAAGCCCTGCATACAAAAAAATGACCCTAGCGTCTAACTATTTAGACTTTACTTCTAGTGATGTCTTTGGAGACAGCACAAGCGTATCTGGCTGGGCGCAGCAATATCTACCAGATCTTTATGCTGAAGAGGTAGATCGTTACGGAAATAGAACCATCTCTGGGTTCTTGGCAATGTTAAGCGCAGAAATGCCTTTGCAGTCTGATCAAGTTATTTGGTCTGAGCAAGGCCGCTTGCACTTAGCTTATACTGCAACAGTAGCTACTGCTACCGGTGCGGTTAGTGCGTGTAAGAATATAGATACTGCAGCTTCTGAAACGCACGCAGTACGTGTTGGAGCAACAGTAGTATGTGAAGTTAGTGGAACAGCAGCTTCTACACCAGTTGTATTTAAAGGTTTAGTAACTGTGGCTGACTCTTCAGCTAATACTCTTACTATTCGTCCTTATGGCGCTGAGCACATGGACGATCTTACTGGTGTTTCTGCCGTGACTGATGGTACTATTAAGTTCTTCGTATATGGTTCTGAATTTGGAAAAGGAACTGACACTATGGCTGAATCAATTGAGCCTAGCTTCAAGACTTTTACAAATCGCCCAATGATAATTAAAGATCACTTCCAAGTTAACGGTTCTGACACTGCTCAGATTGGATGGGTTGAAGTAGCTGGTGAGTCTGGTAACGGTGGTTACTTATGGTATTTGAAGGCTGCTGGCGATACTCGCACTCGCTTCAATGATTACTTAGAAATGACTATGGTTGAAGCTGAAGAAGCTGCTGCGTCTTCAGGAGTTGGAGTTGCAGGAACTGAAGGTTTATTCTCTGCAATTGAGAACCGTGGTATCGTGGCTACTAATTTATTAGATACTGCTACTCCTATAGCAGATCAATTAGATGAATTTGATTCATTATTATCTGAATTAGATAAGCAAGGTGCTATTGAAGAAAATATGCTTTTCTTGAACAGAACAGCTAATCTTCAATTCGACGACATGCTTGCTGGTGTTTCTTTAGGATCTCAAGGTGGTACTGCTTATGGAGTATTTGAAAACTCTGAAGATATGGCCTTGAACTTAGGATTCAGTGGTTTCCGTCGTGGTTCTTACGACTTCTACAAGACTGATTGGAAGTATTTGAACGATGCGTCTACTCGTGGACTTACTGGAGGTATTGATGGTGTATTAGTTCCTGCTGGTACTTCTTCAGTTTATGATCAAATGGTTGGAGCTAATGTTCGTCGTCCATTCTTGCACGTACGTTATAGAGCTTCTCAAGCTGACGATCGCAAGCTTAAATCTTGGGTTACTGGTTCAGTTGGAGGTGCAATGTCATCTGGTATAGATAAAATGGAAATCCATTACTTATCTGAAAGATGTCTAGTAGTTCAAGCTGCTAATAACTTCGTATTACTTAAGTAATGCAATAGTAAAGATAAAGGCGCCTTCGGGCGCCTACGTCTTTATAATTTTAAATTATTATTATATATTATTATGAAACAAACACAAAAAAAATCCACAAATACGTGGCAAGCAAAAGATAGATTGTATGAATTAGTTGGTAATAAAATACCACCTGTATACATATTGAAATCTAGAGGCCTGTACTGGTTTGACGAAGAACTAGGCATGGAAAGAGAAATAAAATATTGTAGAAACCAACAAACGGTATTCGTAGATGAAATGAAAGGCCCTCAAAGAATGGGGCACATAGTATTTAGAAATGGAAAATTGTTTGTTGGAAAAGAGCAAGCAATACTTCAAAGGTTTTTATCTATTTATCATCCAAGCAATAACTCAGCATACAAAGAGCATAACGCTGAACAAATCGCGGAACAAGATATTGATATTTTAGAATTTAGACTAGACGCAATGAATGCTGCTAAGAACTTAGAAGTAGACAGAGCTGAAGCAATATTAAGAACAGAGCTTGGTAATGCTGTGTCTAAGATGACTTCTAAAGAACTTAAACGCGATGTATTATTATTTGCTCAAAACAATCCTGTTTTATTCTTAGAGCTTGTTAATGACGAAAACATTAACATTAGAAATGTAGGAATCAAAGCAGTTGAAGCAGGCATTATTAAATTGTCTGAAGATCAAAGAACATTTAAATGGGGAAGCACTGACAGAAAGTTAATGACAGTACCATTCGATGAAAACCCTTATTCGGCACTCGCCGCATATTTCAAAACTGATGACGGTATCGAAGTATACCAAACAGTTGAGAAAAAACTAAAATAACAGATATAGTCAAGGGCGGGGCAACCCGCTCTTAGGCTATAATTAAAAAGAAATTATGGCTATCAACGTAAATAAAGTTTATAAATCAGTCCTATCTATACTTAATAAAGAACAGAGAGGTTATTTAACGCCTTATGAGTTTAACAACTTGGCTAGGCAAGCTCAATTAGAAATGCTTGATGGATTATTCTATCAGTATAATCAGTTTTTAAACATTGAAAATTTTAATAGAACAAACGAAGGTTACGCTGATTTAGCCGAAAAAATCCACGAGCAAATTGACGTGCACTATAAAGATCACGCATTTGTTGTTTCAAGTGATTACAATACTACGACGGGAGTTGCTAACTTACCGTCTGATGTTTATAAAGTATTAGACATAACATCTAAGTCAAAGAGCATACAGTTAGAAAAGGTTAATAAAAATAGAATACCTTATTTAACATCTTCAAAGCTAACTGCTCCAAGCTCTACATTTCCTATTTATTACGAAACTGGTGCATCAGGTTCTGTTGCTTCAACTATTGTTACTAATCCAGCGAATCTGAGTGGACTAGAAATATCTTATGTTGCTAAGCCTGAAGACCCAAGGTTTGGTTACACTGTAGACACTAACTATGGTGTAGAAATATATGACGCTAGTCCATATGTCGAAGGTGGTATCATACTAGGTTCTAAGAACATTAGTATAGTTAGCACTAATGTTACTAACCTAGAACATGGCACGTACAGTAGATCTTCTGGTGGAGCTACATTTAGTATAACCGTACAAGAGCTTAGTAGTGCCGCTGATCAAACAGTGTCTAGTGTATCGGTGACATCTGCAGGTAGTGGGTTTGAAGTGGGAGACACTATCGATTTTAACATACCTGATAATAGCGCCGTAGATCAAACAATAACTCTAACACTCAGAGTGCAAGATTTATATGCGTCTACAAATCAAGGTTCAACCAACTTTACTCTACATCCTTCATTAGAACACGAATTGATATTGACTATACTAGGTTACGCTGGATTGATCATTAAAGATCCATCGGTTGTATCTGGAGTTACACAAATAGCATCAGCTAATGCAATGAATAAAAAACAACAATAATAAAACATGGGACTATTAGGAACAACTACAGCGGAACAATATTATAGCCTTGGACAAAGATTTGAAACCACAGCAGCGCAAGCTACTAGTGGAGAATACCAATTAACAGTTCAAGAGTTACCATTAAATATAGATAGTTTTATTATTGAAGATGATGGACTTGAAGTAAATCAAAGTAATTACTCTTACAATACTGCTACGGGGTTAATAACTTTTAGCTCTAATCTACCTGCTGAAAATTCAGTCGTGCAGGTTAGTTTTATTGATAGATCTTTAGGTGACTATAGGTATATAAAGTTTGAAGATATTATAAATAACTTTGTATATGGATATACTGGTGAAGGCAAAGTAATAAACAAAATAAAAAGATCTGAAGTTATATTTCACGCTAAGCGCGGTATTCAAGAGTTTGCATATGATATTTCTAAGGTTGAAAAGATCCAAGAATTAGATGTACCACCAAACTTGACATTGCCAATGCCTCAAGACTACATTAAGTATACGTTGTTGTCTTGGGTTGATGAAGTTGGACTTGAGCATCCAATATTTCCAGCAAACACATTGACAAATAGACCATCTCAGTCTATTGCTCAAGATAATAACGGTAATTATTTATTCGACTCTGACGAAGCAGTGACAGAAATATCACCATCAATAACTCAAGGTAGATTTGCCAATTTCAATTTAAACGTATTTTCAAACAATGTTAACAATGATGATTATTGGTTGTACACGCATTATATAAGCGGCCAATCATTTAATAGTGGCACTAGATATGGACTTGATCCATCTAAGGCTAATTTCAATGGTTACTTCATTATCGACGAAGCCAACGGTCAATTTGGCTTTAGCAGTGACATGGCTGGAAGAACTATATTGTTAAAATATATATCTGATGGATTAGCTACTGATGCTGAAATGAAAGTATCTAAGCTAGCAGAAGAAGCATTGTATAAATATATTTATCATGCTATAGTTTCTACCAAGATAGGAATACCTGAATATCAAATAGCAAGAGCTAAAAAAGAAAGAAGAGCAGCAATGCGAAACGCAAAATTAAGATTGTATAATCTTAGTACAAATGAAATGATAAACGCATTTAGAGGTAAAAGTAAAATTATAAAATAAAATTAAATGCCTGAAATTAAACAAAACTTCATTCAAGGTAAAATGAACAAAGACCTCGATGAGAGGTTATTACCAAAAGGCGAGTATAGAGAAGCTCAGAATATACATATAACAGAATCAGAAGGATCTGATGTTGGTGCTATTGAAAATGTACTAGGTACACTAAGCTTGACAACAATAGTTAATTCACCAAGCAGTTCTGAAGCGTACGAAGTTATAGGGTATTGCAAAGATTTAAACAAGAAAAGAATAGTATATTTTGTAACTAACTTCAGAAGCGAATCTAACACTGATGATATAAGAAATATATCTAGAACGAATAAAATGGGATCACCTGATTATGGTGATTATCGGCATTGGTGTTATATAATTTTATACGATATAGAAAGTAATTCTCAAGACATTCTTGTTTCAGGTGCTTATTTAAACTTAAGTAAAAACCATCTAATAACAGGCGCTAAAATAATAGAAGACATGCTATTCTGGACTGATAATTTAAACCAGCCTAGAAAAATAAATATAAACAAAGCTTTAGATAACTATATATCAAATAGCAATCAATATTACGATTGTGAAGAAACAATAAGTGTCGCAAAATATGCGCCATATAAAGCAATAATGCTACATAATGACGCAGCTAGTAGTGACTCATTGCCTACGTTAGATTCAACAATTAAGTCTAACTATATTAAAGAAAGGTTTGTAAGGTTTTCTTACAGATATAAATATGACGATGGAGAATACTCGTTGATAGCACCATTTACGCAATCTGTATTTGAACCGCTAAACTCAGGATTAATAACCAATAATGATAGCAGCATAAATCCAGATGACGAGAGAAACTCAGGAATAAACGGAGAGCCCGAAGTGTCAACGGGCAAAAAAGAAGTCTATAAAAAAGGTCTTGTAGACATAATGCAGAACAGGATAAATAAAATTCAACTTAGAATACCTTTGCCAAATAAAAATGAATTCTCAAGTAATAATCCTGGTAGTGTTTACTCAAACCCTTATCATATAAAAGAAATAGATATACTACTTAAAGAGTCAGACGGCGTAAGCTTTAAGCTTGTGAAAACAATAAAAGTAGACGAAATAGAAAGTTCCAATATAGAGTCCTATACTGTCCAGAACAGATCTGACGCCGGATGGCCAATATATTATAGACAAGCGTACAAATACACATATAGATCATCTGAACCATCAAGTGTCTTGCCAGAGTCAGAAGTAAGTAGGGTTTATGATCAAGTCCCATTGATGGCTAAAACCTTAGAAATAGTAGGCAATAGGGTTGTATTTGGAAATTACGTAGAAAATTATGCATATCCAGTAGATGCGAATAATAAAAAAGGCATGAATTTTGTCGTATCTAGTGCAACAAAAGGATCAATTGATCAATCCGGGGGCGTATTGCAAGATTCGCCATACCTTTACGGATTAAAGCAATGGATGCATAAGACTTACAAATATCACACATTAAAGCAGAGAAGAACATATCAAGTTGGAATAGTATTTGCTGATATATTTGGTAGACAGTCACCAGTTATATTGTCTTCTAATGAAGGTAATTCTGTCAATCAGAATCCAGACACACTTACTTTGCCAGAGGTCGTAAGCTCTTTTGGAGATAATACAGATGCGGTTTGGGACACAACAAACAATTCTTATGGTAAATCCTTGGTAATAGAATTTAGAGACAACTCAATAAGTATAGATAGCAAATTTATTGCTAACATGGCTACATCAGCGGGCTATAACCCGCATGGATGGTACTCTTATAGAATAGTAGTAAAACAAAAAGAGCAAGAGTATTACAACATATATGCGCCGCATACTTTCGATGGATGGGACAATATAGAAGAAATTGAAAACACGACACTGAGTGGAGGTAGAAGCTGGTTGTTTTTACATGGAGACAATATCAATAAGGTGCCAAGATCTCTTAATGATACAGACTTAAACAGAGACGGAACCATGGGATCTAACGTTAGATTATATCCAAAAGTTGTATTTGACACGGATGGCGAGTCTAAAATGAATAACGCATATCACGAACTTGTTGATGTGATAAGTTTGGGTACTGCTTATGAGCAAAATTTGTTTATATCTGGAGACGACAATAAGTCTGGGACAGGCGGTTTTAGTATTCTGAATTTTGTATATGGCAAAAACAAAAACCCACTAGTTGCAGAGCTACAAAACATGAAGGTGTACACTGGAGGTACGGGCAATAGCAAAGCTAAAGTTCACTATATACATACTAGTGGCTCTAGCGATACTATTAAGCTAGCAGAAGACGCTAGTGGCACTGCTGCAACTAATTTCTCAGATAACGCCTATGATGGATGGAGCGTAAACTTAAGTATTATTGAGCATGACGATGAAGTCAAAGTTGTAAGTACTGCTGGTACTGACCCAAATGATCACGAAATAGTAGTAACTTCAACTCAGTCTCAATACGCCGTAGGTGATAAGATCATACTTTCAAACTATCATGAAGGCTTATCTGTTTTTGAAACAGAGCCTTTTGTCTCTAAAATAGACATATACTACGAAACCTCAACTAGTGGACTAGTCAAAGACTTATCAGAGGAAATTATTTCAGACCCTAATACATTTCCTACCGCATTGAGAATAAAACAATCATACGATCCTTTAAGTAATCCAAATAATTATCCTGATTACGATTTCGGTGCTGATCAACCTGTTGTACCTTATTTTGAAGAAACTAATATTAATGGCACTGTAGCGTATCTATATGAAAATCTAAACACAAGTAGTGGTAGAGTGGCTATTGGCGATTTGTCTGCTACGCAATCTCAAGACTCAATAAACGCTTCATTAACTGAGGACTTATCGTTTTCGTTATCAAGAGTAATAAGAGTTGGAGACAACTCTGATGCAACAAGTCAGTTTGAGGTAGACGTTGAGGAATATGACGCAAATAATTATCCTGGAGTAGAGATTCCTAGGTTATTTGCAAATTCTTCTTTTGTATATAGAGGAAACAGCTATGATGAATATATCGTATACATTAGAGTAATCGACGAAAACATAGGCGATACAAGTGCTGTAGATCTTACAGTAGGTGTTCATGTTAGAAATTCTAAACCTACTATATCTACTATATTAAGCCCAATAGAAGTGATAGCTGCGGTAGGCGAAGGTAGTAGGGTGCTAACTAGCGACAACGACGTAACAAATGGCGGAATGCTTGCTGGCGGCGTTATTAATAAGTACTACGATATAAGAGTTACGCACACATTTTCTGCTAATCCTCAATTTGATAAATTGTTCGAGATAACTAGACCAACAAAAGAGACTTATGAGCTCGAAACGACAAGCGAGTGGACCCAAGCTAATGCTGAAGATTTTTTTAATAGTAGCAACTCTGGCAGGCAAATAACAATAACAGCGACTGACTCTGGTGGTCTTTCAACTAGCACTACGGCAATTGTAGTGGAAAAACAAGTAACAGTGTTAACGTTGACTAATTTGGCTACTTCGCCAGCTAAAATACTAAGTAAAGGTGAGCTAGGTGATTTGTTTTATAATAACACATATGAACAAAGAGGATCTATAGGTGCGTATGTCACCGCTGGAGATTCTGGCGATGATCCAATTAAACATGTATTTCCATCTAGCTACGAGCCAAGTTACAAAGTAGAAATAAAACAAGGTAATATATTATGGACGAAAAGCGATTTAAGCGAAAAAATGCCGCAAGGTTATTATGCAATAGAAACTAGGTACAATGGTGATACCTGGGACGGTTTAAGTTTTCACTTAGATGAGAATGGCGTCGTAGATGAGGCATATTTGTATACAGGTTATCCATGGCAAGCATAATAAAATAAATAAATAAACAAATGTCATTACAATTAGAAATAAGTTACTATAACGCATTTATACTCACCGGCGGGAGAGACATAGGAACACAGTCAGGGGTTAGTTGGCATGTTGAAGAATCTAGAATAAAAGGAGACTTTAACGGAGTCAGCACTGATTACGGCGCTAGAGCATATACAACAGATAATGAATATGGCATTAGACGTAGGCCTAATGCTATGATGTATTCAGGTGTTTACAACTCTAAAACAAAAACAAATAATACTAATAAGTTTTCTATAGCGGAATCTATCACTAGAGCTACAGATATAGCTTATGGCAGCATACAGCATTTACACGCAGAAGATAGCAATTTAAATGTATTTCAGCAGCATAAAGTTAGCAAAGCGCTGATAGACAAAGACGCAGTATATACTGCTGAAGGAATTGGTATTACGACAACTGGTAACCAAGTGATAGGGCAAATAGTGCCATACACAGGAAAATATGGAATATCAGATAATCCAGAAAGCTTTGCCTTTTTTGGTAATAGAAAATACTTTGTAGACAGAGATAGAGGCTCTGTTATGAGGTTGTCTCAGAATGGACTTGAAGAGATCTCAAAATATGGAATGAATGATTTTTTTAGAGATAACTTAAAGAAAATCAAAACATTAGAACTGTCTGGAGTGGCTGAAAAAGGCAGGGTATATGGAATGTATGACGAACGACATGGGGAGTACGTGGTATCATTGCAAAGAAGTGATATTGTAGGAGGCAAGAAAACAACCGCCACGTCACCGACTACGATCGATAATAACGGATTTCTAACACTTGGATTTTCAGAAGCTTCTAACGGTTGGGTCAGCTTTTATTCTTTTAAACCAAGCTTTGGATTTAGTATGCTTAATAGCTTTTACACCTTTAACGGCAGCCAGCTGTATGCACATTATGAAGGATCTTCCTATAATAATTTCTATAATAGTACATATAACGATCCATCGTATATAACCCTAATAATGAACGATGGCTCTAGCCAAATAAAAGCATTCACTACTATAAACTATGAAGGATCCGGCGGTTGGAGTATGGACAGAGCAGAAGCTGAAAATGTCTCTAGAGAAGGATATACGTATAGTTTGCAAAAAGAAGAAGCATATAAAATACCTAAGAAAGGTGTAACTATAATAGATAATAGAGGCATATCAGTAGATGTAGGTTTCAAGCTTAGAGAGAGTAAATACTATGCCGAATTGAAGCAGAAAGTTCCTTACGCTTCTTCAGATTACAATTCAACATTTAACGCTAACACATTCAATACTACTTTAGGAATAAAAGGTTATCACGCTGAGATAGATATGTTATATCATGAACCAACTGGTAACGGAAAAAGAGTAGAATTGTTTGCAGTATCAAACGAAATAAAAATATAAATAATATGGCAGCATTTTTAGCAATGGCAGCAGCGCAAGTAGTCGGCGGTGCTATTACGGCAATATCATCTGCTAGCGCAGCAAAACGCGCTAGAGAAGACGCGGCTAGAGCTCAAAAAGAGCTTGATGCACTCGAGGCTAATAGGCAGGCTATACCTAACCTATCTGGTCAAATACAAAACCAATATGCGAATCTTCAAGTAGCAACGCAGGGAGCAAAGTTTCAAGCTGAAGAGTCTGATATATCGCTAGCTAACACATTAGATACATTGAGAGCCACTGGCATGGGCGCTGGTGGTGCGACCGCATTGGCTCAAGCGGCATTGAGAAGTAAGAGAGATATCGGTCAAAGCATAGAAAAGCAAGAAGCTGCTAATGCACAGCTAAGAGCTAGCGGCGCTGCTAGTGCTCAACAGCAAAGAATAGCACAACAAAATTTTGAGTTTGGGGCTAGAGAAGCTAGAGAGGTTGCTAAACTAGATAGAGTAGCTAATCAATTAGATCAAGCTAGAGCAGCTGAAGCCGCCAACAAGCAAGCAATGTGGTCTGGTATATCTAGCGCAATTGGTGCAGCCGCTGGTACTGCAGCAGGTTTTGCATCTGGTGAAGTGAAGTTTGGCAATGAAGAAGAAACCGTGATAGACCCAAATGCGCCTACAAATCAACAAGTCATAGATAACCTAAAAACAAAATCACCGTTTAATAACAGCAATACTCAGTCTACCATGCCAGGAGGAAACGTTGGTCCAATTGACTTTAAACAGCCAAGTCGATATACTGAATCTAGTCAGCCATTAGAATCAGGTATGATGAGCAATATAAACCAATCAAGCGGATTAGCAGATAGCTTAAATCCAATGCCATCTGTTAATTACGGTTTTTCTGGCGCTGGACTTAGTCAGACGGCGACTCCAGGAATTGGTGGTATGCCAGCTTCATTGTTTACATCAGGAATGACAAATTACGCGCCTTCTTTTCCTGGCGCATTAGGCGTTCAACCTGGCATGTACTTTACTAATGATTATTATCGATCGTCTCCAGTGATATTAAATAATTAATAAAAATGAGTTATAGTAATCCAACGTGGTATAATGTAGCTAACCCTTATAAAATTCAAGAGAGTTTTGAGAAAGCATTTACTACTACATATAGCACGATTGAAGAGCATTTCAATCAGATAGATAAGCAATTAAAAGATTCACAAATAGAACTTCAAGAGCAAGCTAACGATCTTAGAAAGCAGCTAAACAGCATGAAAGATGTTGTACCAGGCTTGAAGAATAGGATCGACGACATGGTTAGGCAGTTTTACAAAGATAATGAACCTTCTATATCTCGTGAAGGTTCTAATTTTATTTCTAGAGGTTTAAATACTAGAGTAGATGCAACATCAAAAGCAGCATTAGAAGAAGCAACTTCTAATTTTAAAACCATGTCTGGATATTTAAATGATGCGTCTGCTAAATTTCTTGATCCAACTATTAAAGACAAAATAGATAAAGGTGATCCATTCTATTTAGATTTCATAACAATGCAGCAGGCGTTTATGAATGATCCTGAGAGTGTTAAGTTCAAAAGAGATGGACTAAACTTTTCATTTAGCATGGAAATAGACGATCAAAAAAACGGTGGTAAAAAAACCATAGGTATGGAAGAGATGGCCATGAGTATGGCCAGCTTAAATGAAGATGTACTTAAAACAAAGAAAGAAACCTTTGACAGCAATCAAAAAACTATAAATACTTTTGTTAAAACACAGTATGATAATGAGTACGCTAGATTAAAGCAGGCTGCGCAAGGCGGAGAAAGCGCTATAATAACAGCTACTGATATAGCAGATAAAGCTACAGAAGAATTTGTCAGAGGTAGAATGAGTGAAGAAAGCATAAGAGATGCTTACAATAATTTTATAGATGGGTCAACTATTAACTTTGGTACAAAGCAAAATATATTTTCAGACTCTTCTCTACTAGAAGGAAAAGGTCTTTCTGGTGCTATGATGATTGAAGCTATAAACAATGTAAAAAGCGACGAAGATAGATTAATCAAGCAAGATGCTTTGTCTAAGATTTTAGACATGCCTATCAATGACAAAAAAGCAATATCAAGACTATTAAGACAATCAAATATAATACCAGAAGGTCATACAGAAGATCAGTTTTTTGATTTGTTAGAAGAATATCAAATCAAGGTGGTATCTAGAAACTTTGCAGACAACGCACTCGGTAGCGGTGTTAACAGTAAGTTTATACCTGGCAAAAAGCAAAGACAAGCAATGTCTAGGCAAAGGAGTATATCAACAAGCAAGCTAACCAAAGAAGAAAAATCAACAGATCAAATGGTTCGAGCTGGTAATGCTATGAGGTTCTTGTACGATAGTGTAGGTGGATTTGAAACAAAAGTTGGTGCTACTTTGAATCAGATAGGTAAGTACATAAGAGTTGATAGATATAAGAGAAATATAGCTCAAACTTCCTATAACAACGGAGTAGTTACTATGACTTATACTTACGGTAAGCCAGATAAAAATGGAGAATATGAAAACGCTGATATATCTTTCGATATGAAAGACCCTAATGCGGCATTCGACTTTTACGTAGCAACTGGTGGTCCATCAAATGGTAAAGGTTTCTCTAGAGAAATGATGAAACAGTTTGACAAACCTCAAGGCATGAGAATGCTAGACGATCCATCTATGTACGCATGGGTTGAATGGTTAGAAGGACAGCCAGGTGGAGTAGAAAAAATAGCTCAGCACATAGCCAATAGTGGATTAAGAGGCAAGTACGAGCAATACGTACAATTTGAAAAAAGAAATAGAAAAGCTTTAAACAAAGCAATGATTGAAGCAGCTCAAAACAAAAACAATAGCAAAAAATAAAATATAATAAAATGGATAAAGAAGAATACATACAGTATTTAGTTGATAAAGGCCTTAGTTCCGATGAAATCATGGCTATGCTGGACAAGGTTGAAGATCCAGATAATGCACCGAAAGAAAATACTACTGATCTGCCAAAAAAGAAACAAGATCCCGTGAAGTCGGAGACAAGCTCGGGATCGTTCTTAGATATGGTCTCCAAGTCGGAAAGTGGTTCTTCGGATTTACCAGATTGGTATAAAGAACCTAGCGATGAACAGCTACCTGATTTTGTTAAAGAGGATAAGAGAAGAAAATATCAAGCAAAGATAGAAGATATATTAGGTAGAAAAACAAAAGTAGATTATACTATAGAAGGCGCTGCTGCTAAAAAAATACAAGAAGACATAGACAATAGTGAAGCTCTTAGAGAGCAACAAGCTAGAAACGCAAAAATAGTATTTGATAGATTTACAGTTAAACCCAGAGAGGTAACAGAAATTTCAAGCTCTATAACAAACACGAGGTTAGGAACAAGCATTAAGACAAAGAAAAAACTAAAAAATAAAATGTCTGACGAGGCTATTGATATGCTAAAAGAAGCCAAGTTAGACTTAATGAAAGACAACAAAGGCAAACCTCCTAGTCAAGATGAAATAACTCAAAGAGCTAAAGAAATGATGCTTAATGAGCTTGATGAAAAGTCAAGAAATGAAGAGTTTAAAAAAATAGCTGAAAGCATGGAGGGTGATGAGGTTACTCAATTTGCAAATCTGTGGTTGAGTTCTGTGACTCAAGGAGCTAGTGGTGTTGACGTTATAGAAAAATCAGGTGAAAGGGCTGACTTTGCAAAAAGCCTTGAAAGCGCAAATATAAAGCAAAAGCAAGTAGCACAAGCCGCTAAAGACATTGAGCGAGCTATGCGCAATATAAGCAGTCAAGAAGTTGAAATAGAAAAAATACGCAAAAAAAACGGAAAAGACACGTCTAAGTGGAGTAAAGAGGATGTAGACATATATAATAATCTAGTAACAGGGTATAAAAAAAATATAAAATCACTACAACAAAACGCTTTTGAATGGCAAGCAGATATAGAGAACTATAAAGATCTTACCGAAGAGATAGATATTTTTAAGAAAGAATATGGACTCATAGTTGAAGCTGCTACAAATCTAAGAGCATCTGTACTTGATCTTGAAGGAGGGGCTTTGTATGCCTTAGAGATGGCTGGTGACATATTAACAGAAGCTGCCACTATTGGGTATGCCGATACTAGGGACAAGTCTTTATTTGCCTATGTTGGCGATTTAGCATTTGAGGAATCTAAAGCTATAAGATCTACAGTTGATGATCCAGTTAAGCTAGAAAATGTAAATACGTTTGACGATTTTATAGATTTTGCTGCTAATGGTTTAGCCAATAACGCGCCGCAATTAGCAGTTACACTCGCTACAGGCGGTGGGTACGCTGGCCTAACTGCTGTGTCTTCAATAGCAGCTGGTAGTCAATATAAAGAAAGCCTAAAATTTAAAGACACAAATCAATTTAATAGATTCATAACTTCGATAGGTATAGGCGCTATAGAGTTTGCTTCAGAAAGAGTAACACAAAAAATATTTGCAGGCAATATGCCTGGGTCCAGAGTAGTTAGATCTGGTTTTAGTAGTTTAAAGCAAGAAGCAAAAAATGAAGCACTCAATGTATTTACGCGTAGCCTTAACAATGCAATAAAGAAAACCCCAAAGTTTATAGCCGCAAATAGCGTAGCTACAATAGAAGAGTCATTATCAGAAGGACTGGCTCAAATTGGTGGCAATGCGATGAATAGATATGTTCTTGGAGACAAAAGCGTTTCTATCATGGATGGGGTTGCCGAGTCTGCTATAATGGGTGGTATAATAGGAGCTGGTATATCTTTAACACCTAGCATTGCACAGTACGCTGTGGCTCCTTTCGTTTCAAATAGTAATAATACTTTACAGAAAAATATAGACTTAATAAATAAATTAAGATCACAATTAGTAGAAACTCAAGATATAAGAATAGCAGAGCAGATAGATAAAAAGATAAAGTCGCTAGAAGATGAAAACGCAAGCATAGTACTAGATGGTGTAAGAGCAACATATGGATTAACTGCGTCAGAGATAAATGAAGCACATCAAATACACGATGAAATGGCGGATGCTAGAACTATGTTTAACGATATAACAAGCGACAATAGTATATCTAGCGATCAAAAGCAAATGCTTCTAGATCAATTAAGCGAGAACTACAAAGACTTACAAAAAAGAAAAAGCGATCTAATCCAAAAAGGAAATAGAGTGGTTGATTCTGTTACTGCGTATTCGAAAAAGATAAACGCTGTAAAAAATCTATTATCTCAGTTTGACAGTAAAATAGAATTTATTGTAGCAAAAGATGCTGCTGAAGCTAAACAGTATGCTGATAAGTACAGATCTGAAGATACAGAATCAGCACTAGAAGAAGATGGTTATATAATTAGAAACTCTACAACAGGTGAACAAACTATAATAATAAACGAGCAAGTTGCATTGGCTAGAGAAGCTGTCAATGTTGCTGGTCACGAGTTATTGCATGGAATATTGTTTGCATCGGTGAGAAATAACTTAGGTGACGCTCAACTAAAAGGCTTGTCTGATGCACTACTAGGTGAATTAAAAAAGATAGATCCAAAATCTTTAGAAGAAGGCGAGTTTAAAGAAAGATTAGAGTTTTATCAAAAAGATGAGAATTTAAGATCTGGTATAAACGAAGAGACATTAACATTGTTTTTCGATGCTTATTCAAAAGGCTTAATAAACTTAAATGAAGGATCAATGCAAAATGTAAAAGATGGTTTCAGGAGAGTATTTCAAAGAGCTGGATTTGGTAAAATAGAATTTAACAGTGGGCAGGATGTAATAAACTTTATAAAAGACTTTGATAATAGCGTAAATAGAGGCAGGCTAACCAAAGCGCAAGAGAGACTAGCTAAAGAAGGCGCTAAAGGTGACTTAGCAAAAACTCAAGCTCAGATGACAGTAGAAAAAGGCACTGAAACTGAGACAGCAAGAGTCGCAGCTTCTACTGCAAAAGTTAGATCATCTAAGTCGACTGTATTAGAAGAGATAAACGATTTAATACCAGAAGGTATTGAAACTAAAGAGCAGTTCTTAAGCGATAGATCTTTTACTGATGTTTACAATTCATTAATGATGCCTGGCGGTGCTATTAATAATTACGTCAAATCTAGGACCACTAGTGCGATGGAAGCTGAGCTAGCAATCGACTCAGTTTTAGATAGATTAATGAACTTCGACCCTCAAGCTAAGCGTAAAGACGGTTCAACAATCGGTAGAGAAGGTTTTGGCGAATTTATATTTGCTAACACTGCGTTTGGAAAACTTGATGCTAAAAAGAAGTTATACGAAGAGTCACAAAGAAAAGCAAAAGAAACTACAATAGATGAATCAACGAAACAAATCGCTGATGTTGAAACAGAGATAGAAGTTGATGAACAAACCGCAAAAGAAAAGCCATCTATAGATCCATTAAAGTTAATTGGAGTTCCAGAGGTTATATTATCTGATAAGCCTGGCGAAGGATTAACATTTAAAAAAGTTGGTAGTCAATATGCTGGTGAAGTTGGTGAACAAATATTAGGTATTCCAGCTAAAAAGATTACTGATGCATCGGCAAATCTTGGATCTGTAAATGAAGCTAGAGCAATACAACAATTCTTTTTTAAAGGAGACAATCTAGAGAAGTTTGTAAAGATACTTCCTGGGTATAGCTTTGTGCCAACTGAAACTAAGATTGGTACAGAAAAGTTAGATGTACCTAAAGATGTATTTGGTACTGGACTCGGTATGCCAAAGCGAGTTATAGATTATTTCTACGAACCATTTACAGATGTTACTGGTAAGCTAACAAGTCCAAAAGGTAGGACAAAAGGTTTAACAAGTCAGACACCAGCTAAAAGATTAAAGCCAGAGTTTAGAGGCGTTATTTCTACAGAAACTATCAACAAGTTAAAGCTTGATCTTGGTATAACTCCAAAAGGAGAATTAAATATACTTCCAAAAGGAGAACTACGCAGTCCTATAGGGCAACTTCTTAAAGGTGTTGCCAAAACATATAGCACACTGGCTGCCAACAGAGCTGTTAGACTTGAGATGGAAAAAGCTGGAGCTCCTAAAGAAGCAATAACAAAGGTTGCATCTGGTAAGAGAGATGTTATGGCTTCTAAGGGCACATCCAAACCAAAGATAACAAATATAAAAAATATAGACGTAGATGCTATAATTGCTTTATCTGGAGTAGCTAGTGTTAACGACGCGGCTAAGTATTTAGGAATTAAAAATAAAATAACTGTAGACGAAAATAATAGAGAGCAAAAGCTAAAAGAGGCTAATGATTTAATAGAAAAAGGCAAAATAACAACAGCACAACTTGAGGCTGTTAAGCTCTTTAATTTTGGCAGATTATATGAAAGGCGTGACGGTATAAAATATTACAAAACAAAAGATGGTAGCTTTGTTAAAGCTGGTAGCAAAGAGTATACTAATGCAGAACGCCAAGGATTATTCGTTGCCGCAAGAGGCTCTTTATACTATGGTAAGTCAGACCCTGCTTATAGACTTGCATTCGAGCTAGCGCAGAAGAATGATAGCGATTTAAAAATACCAAAAGCAAAAAGAGTGTCAGCCAAAGACGCTTTTTCTGAAAAGGCAAATGATCAATTCTCTATAAACATGGATGTCTTAGAAGGACTTATAGAGTCATTAGCTAATGCAGTTCATATTTATGGGCTACCTATAGAAACGGCGGCTTTATTTATAACGTCTTCATATCAGGCCACGACTGGATTAATCAAAATATCAGGTAAATTCAAATATGAAAGCAACAATGCAAAGTATGCTGGACCATTAGGTAAGCCTAACCAAAACTCAGGAGAAACATTTATAGAAGAACATTCAGTTCCAGCATCAACAATCGGAGCCGTATTAATGTATGCTATAAGCGAAAACGCGTCTAAGCCAGTTATGCAGTTAGTTAGAAAATCTTTCATACAGGTCAAATTAGGTAAGCAATATGACATGCTAGTAGATAAAGCTGGACTTGCTGCCAAGCTACCAGATGGTTTTTCTATAATTGATAATAATGCTTTAAGGTATATAATGGCAGGCATAATAACTAAAGACATGCCAGGCATGCCATCTATGGACATGAACGCTCAAGTAGATCCTACGACTGGAAAAACATGGGCTCAAGAACTTGGAATAGATTTACCACTAGAGTATAGAACTAAGGATAATTTAGATTTACAAAACGAACTGCTATTAGATCTGCTAACAAATGGTGGAAAATATAACAATCATCAGCAATATTTAAATGAAGCCATAAAGCTAGACAATACCAAGGCGGCTACGCCAAATAATAAAATAGCTACTAACGCTGGCGTAATGGCTAGCAAATCAAACAAGCAAGTAGTAAACAACTTAAATAACTACGATAAGGCCTTAAGAAATGCTAGAAATCCTAATGCTCCTACTAAAGGTATAACTGTATTCGACTTTGATGATACACTAGCTATTTCAAATAGCTTGGTTGGTGTAACAATGCCAGATGGTGATTCGTTTAAAATCGATGCAACCGAGTTTGCTCAACGCGGCGACGCGCTATTAGCACAAGGCGCAGAGTTTGACTTTAGTGACTTTAGCAAGGTGGTCGATGGCAAGCCTGGTCCACTGATTTCTAAACTAGAAAAAGCAATAGAAAAATTTGGAAACAAAGATATATATGTATTAACTGCTAGGCCAGTCAATTCTGCGTTAGCAATATATGAATTTTTAAAATCAATTGGCTACGAAATACCACTAGAAAACATCACTGGCTTGCAAAATAGTTCTCCAGAAGCTAAAGCACAATGGATGGTGAATAAAGCAGCCGAGGGTTATAATGACTTTTATTTTGTAGACGATGCTTACAAGAATGTTAAAGCAGTTCAAGATGCTATGAGCGTATTAGATGTTAAATCTAAAGAGCGTATAGCGTATAAAGACAGATTTGAAAAGCTTGACAAAGAGTTTAACGACATAATAGAAAATAAAACTGGTATTGCTTCTGAGAAGGAATACAGCGATGCTAAAGCAGAAGTTGTTGGAGTTGACAAAGGTAGGTTTAATTTCTTTATATCACCATCAGCTGAAGACTTTGTAGGGTTATTGTATTCTACATTAGGCAAAGGAAAGCTTGGCGAAAACCAAATGGCTTGGTATAAAAAGAATCTACTTGATCCATATACTAGAGCGATGAACAATATAGCTAGTGAAAGAATGACGCTAGCTGCTGATTACAAAGCACTTAAAAAGCAATTAGGTGTTGTGCCAAATAAGCTTAAAAATAAAATCAAAGGAGAAGGTTTTACGCAAGAGCAAGCTGTACGTATCTATATATGGAACAAGCAAGGAATGGACGTGCCTGGATTAAGTAAGACCGACTTAGCTGAAATGACTAAGTACGTTGAGAACAATCCAAAGTTAAATGTATTTGCTGATCAGTTAATCGAGATTACTAAAGGTGATGGCTATGCAATGCCATTTGAAAATTGGATGACAGGTAGTATTACTACAGATCTATTAAGTACACTTCAAATAACTAAAAGGGCTAAGCACTTAGAAGAATGGCAAAGAAATGTAGACGTAATATTTTCTAATAAAAACTTAAACAAACTAGAAGCAGCATACGGATCTACTTATAGAAAAGCGATGGATAATATCCTCCAGAGAATGAAGACGGGTAAAAATAGAGGCTATGACACTGATTCACTCACTGGTAGATTCCTTGATTGGATAAACGGTAGTACTGGTGCAATAATGTTCTTTAACACTAGATCTGCCATACTACAGACTATATCAGCTGTTAACTTTATAAACTGGTCAGATAATAACATATTTAAAGCATCGGCAGCTTTTGCCAATCAGCCTCAATACTGGAAAGACTTTAAAGAATTGTTTATGTCAGATTTCTTAAAAGAACGTAGAGATAATCTTACTATTAACATTAATGAGTCTGACATTGCAGAAATGGCTAACAAAGGCGGAGTAAGAGGCGCTATTGGTTACATACTGCAAAAAGGATTTTTACCGACGCAGTTTGCTGACGGATTTGCTATTGCTTCAGGTGGAGCGACGTTCTATAGAAATAGAATCAACACATACATAAAAGAAGGTCTATCCGAGAAAGAAGCGAAAGAAAAAGCATTTAATGATTTCAGAGAACTCACAGAAGAATCTCAGCAGTCAAGTAGACCTGATAGAATATCTCAACAGCAAGCTGGACCACTAGGTAGAATAGTACTTGCGTTTGCTAACACGCCTTCGCAGTATGCTAGAATAATAAAGAAAGCTACCCTTGATCTTAAGAACAATAGAGGCGATTGGAAAACTAACTTGTCGAAAATAATGTACTACAGCGTAGTGCAGGGCTTTATATTTAATGCGCTACAATCTGCGTTATTTGCGGCGGACTTTGACGATGAAGAGGAGATGGAGGAAAAGATGTTCAAGATGGGTAATAGTATCACTGATGGTATATTGAGAGGTATGGGCGTACAAGGTGCTATAACAAGTGTTGTTAAAAATACTACATTAAAAGCGTTAGAGGAATCAGAAAAAGATAGACCTAAATACGACAAAGTAGTTAATGAAATATTAAGAATATCTCCACCAGTTTCGTCTAAAATTTCTAAGTTGCAACAAGCAGCTAGAGAGGTTGAATGGAATAAAAAAGAAATGAAGAGCATGGGCTGGAGTTTAGAAAATCCAGCGTGGATAGCTAGCGCTAATGTATTGTCCGCTACAACGAACATACCAGCTGATCGCGTTATAAAGAAAATAAACAACATAACGTATGCATCTACACAAGACATAGAATTGTATGAAAGACTAGCATTACTAGGAGGTTGGCAAAAATGGGAGCTTGGCTTAGCACAAAAAGAAAAAACAAAAAAACAAGCTGAAGAGAAAGCTGCAAAAAAGAAAGCAGAAGAAGATAGAAAAAGAGGTATAATAAGATTAAAAAATAACAGCGATGATAGAATAAAGCTAAAGTCTAAATCTAAAATCAAATTAAAATAAAACAAAAGCAAGTAATTAATATACTATATGAATCCTATCAAATTAGAAGACTTGAACTTAGTCCAACATCCACTAGACCAAAACCAATACATAGCTCAAGAGCATCCTAAAAAGCAAATATATCTTCACCACACAGTTGGTGGTGCTGATGGAAAACGTGATATTGATAATTGGAACGCTAATAAAGCAAGAGTAGGTACTGCAGTTTGTATATCAAGAGATGGTACAATTGTTCAAGCGTTTTCATCTAAGCATTGGGCGTATCACTTAGGATTAAAAGAGTCTGCATTTGATAGTAAAGGATTACCTTATGTGTCTTTAGACAAAGTTAGCATCGGAATTGAGCTTTGCTCTTACGGTCCGCTAAAGCTAGATAAAGACGGCATATTCAGAACTGTATATAACAATGTCATTGACGAGTCTGAAGTAGAGGTACTAGACAAGCCATTTAGAGGTTGGGATAAGTACTGGCACAGATATACAGACGCGCAGATAGAAAGCGTACGTAAACTTTTATTATTCTGGGGGCATAGATATAATATACCTTTGGAATACAACGAAGATGTTTGGGACGTAACAATGCGAGCATTAATGGCAGAGCCTGGAGTTTATACTCACTGCTCAGTGCGCTATGATAAATCAGACATATATCCAGATCCACGACTAATAGAAATGTGGAAAAATTTATAACAATATGCTAGATAAATCTAAAATGAAATGCAACGTGCCGCGTTCTTCTCCAAAAGCTGGTAAGAAGAAGGTAGTTAAAGCTTGCGCTAATGGAAAAGAAAAGATTATCCATTACGGAGCCGAAGGCTATGGCCACAACTATAGCACTGCTGCAAGAAAAAGTTTTAGAGCTAGACATAGATGTGACGCAGCCAAAGATAAACTAAGCGCAAGATATTGGGCTTGTAAAGATTTGTGGGCTGGTAAAGGTGGTAGCACTGAGTCATCGCCAAAAAATATTAAAGGAAAATATTAAAATGAAATCTAAAGGATTAGGAGATACAATACAAAAATTCACCAAAGCCACAGGTATTGAGCAGACGGTTAAGTTTATTTCAGAAGGACTTAATATTCCATGTGGATGTCAAGGGAGACAAGAGGCTATGAATAAATTATTTCCTTATTCCCACGGAGGAAAACAAGACAACAAAAAGAAATGAAAACTTTTTTAGACGAGATTGGAATAAACATAATGCAAAGTATTGCAGGACTGTTTGGAAGCTTACTGCTGCTAGGTAAAGGTGCTGCTGTAAATTGGAAGCAGTCTTTCTTTTCCATAGTGGCTGGAGTAGCTAGTGCAAACTATATAACACCTGTTGTTTCTCATATGCTGAGTATTAACGAGGTTAAATATGAGAACGGTATTGCATTTGTGTTAGGCTTTTTAGGATTAAAAGGTGTAGAGGCTGTGTCTAAAAAATTCTTAAACAAAGTATAATGGAATTACTACAAGCTATAAACGAGTTAGCAAACCTGTTAATCTTTATTAATGCGACTTTGTTTTACATATTCGTATTTGGCAGAGAGGTAAAAGCGTTAGCGAGATTAAATGTATTCGAAAGAATATTACTAAGAGTAGGACTAGCTGTACCGTCACTTGGCGCGCTATGGAATGTACTGTCTGCTCAATATCCACTAGACGTAGAAATAATAATAAACGTAGGATATGCTGCTCTATTCACTTGGGCTAGTATTTTCCATTATAAAACATTCGTAAGAAATAAATCATGAAAAAATTAACTATATTATTAACCGTATTATTTGTATCTGTAGCTGCGATGGCACAGATGGCAATTCCAGGAGCTGCGTTTGCAGACAATCCATCACGTTTTAACGGGCGCAAAGTAACCGTAAAGGGCGTTTCGTTTGATTTTTCAAGCACTACGCTTGCTGTTAATGCTGCACCTTTGGTTGGTGTTAACACGGCATTGGCAGCACCAGTTGCTGCGCCAACTGCTAATGGAGCTAATACTCCTACAGTGCGCTGTAACCCACCAAGAGGATTTAAACAAGTAGATGTAAACTTTTATTCATCACCAAACTATAAAGGATGTTTCTTTATGGCGGATCAAATGTTCACTCAACTTGAGCGTGAGGTTGGAGGACAATCAATCGAAGCTGAAATTACATTTCGTGGTGATGCACGTACTGGTTATAACTTGACTTTCTACAGGCTTAAGTTCTAATCATGGGCAAGATAAGTCCAGCTTGTAAAGCTGCCGCTAAAAAGAAGTTCAAAGTATGGCCTAGCGCCTATGCCTCTGGATGGGGAGTACGTTGTACTAAAGCCGGCGGACCTGGCAATATAAATAAAAAGAAACCTAAAAAATAAGGGTTTATGACAGATAGCAATGATGAAGTATTCAAAGCTAAGAGAAGACCTAAAAACCCTATAAAATACAAGATCCAGTTAAACGACGAACAAAAAGTAGCGAAGACCATTATTTTGGACAATGCAGTTACTGTTGTTACTGGTGCAGCTGGATCTGGTAAAACACTACTAGCTACTGCAGTTGGTTTAGATTTGTTATTTAGAAAAGAAATAGATAAAATAATAATTACTAGACCAGCGGTGTTAGCGGGTGAAGATCTTGGCTTTTTACCTGGAGATGTAGCAGAGAAAATGGATCCGTGGTTACAGCCGATCTATCAGAACTTTTATAGCTTATATGATAAAGGAAAGATAGACAAAGAGATGAAAGAGGGAAACATACAAATACTGCCATTGGGTTATGTAAGAGGTTTGACTTTTACTAATACGTTCTTAATAGCAGATGAGGTTCAGAATCTCACGCATGATCAAACCGAAGCGTTACTTGGTAGATTAGGCCATGGCTCTAAAATGGTGTTATGCGGTGACATAGCACAAATCGATTTAAAAAATAAAAAGACTAGTGGTTTATCATTTCTTAGAAGAGTAGAAGAACAAGTTGATGGTTTTAACTTTGTTACACTTCAAAAGAATCATAGGCATAGTATTGTTCAAGATATACTTGACGTGTATAAAATGTTTGCAGATTAATTATGGCGTTTAAACTTAAAACTAAAAACGAATTACTTGGTTTACATGAGACCTCTAATAGTCTCAATAATGTAATCAAAGAAGTTGAGATGCCGGAAAAAACTATGTGGGGTTTTATTGATGAGCATAAGACTATACATATAAATAAAGATTTATCTGATAATGAAAAAGACTTAGTTATTGCTCACGAGACTGTTCATAAAAGACAGATGGAAGATGGCAAGTTAAAGTTTGATTCTATAAGTTATTCTTGGAAGAACAAACCTGGTATGGCTGAGAGAAGATACCCAACAATGAGTATTAATCCTAAGGACAAAAGTCTACCATGGGAAAATGAAGCTTACGCCAGTATGTATGAAATCAAAAGAGAAATAAAAAGAAAACGTAATGCCGAAAAGTAAAGTTAAAGGAGCAGGCACAACTAAGAAAGTTTGTTTACCCTATAAAAAATATAAAGCATTATCACCAGAAGAGAGACAAAAGCTAATTAACGCTAAGCGCTCTGCTTCCTCAAAGGGTGAATATAAAAGATCCAGTAGCACTAATGTTAAAGGAGCTCGCGAAAAAGGAGCTACATTAAGAGACTGGTTTCAAAAAGAAAAATGGGTTAACATCGCCAACGGAAAACCTTGTGGCGAAGATTAATAAAAAAAGGGGCTTAATTGCCCCTTTCTTTTTATCCGTCGCAGCTCATACAGGTTTCGTCTGTAGCACTTTTGGCTATGTCTCCTCGTAGTACTGATTCGGTTCGCATATAGTACAAAGTTTTTATTCCCTTCTTCCAGGCTTCCATATGAACTTTGTTGATCCATTTTGGAGATGCCTCGTTTGGAAATGCTAGATTTAAACTAACGCTTTGGTCTATGTATTGCTGTCGTATACCAGCTTGATTGACTAACTCCAATTGATTAATCTCTTTAAAAGTTTTAAATACATCTTTCTCATCGCTAGTTAAAAAATCTAAGTCTTGAACTGAGCCACCATCGCGAAGTATTTTATCCCACGTTTCTTTGTTGTTTCTACCTTTTTCGTCTAGTAGTTTCTCTAGCGTAGGGTTCTTTCTAATGAACGTACCTTTTGCAGATTGTTCTGTGAATACGTTAGCAGCCCAAGGCTCAATTCCAGGTGATACGTTACCTGATAATTTACTATTACTAACTGTTGGTGCGATAGATCTTAAATGCGTGTTACGCATACCGCTACCAGCGCACCATAATGGTTCGCCAAATATCTCGGCGAGATCCATACTAGCTCTTTCAGATTCAATCTTTATTTGAGAGAATATCTTACGCGTTTCATACTGTGCAAATAATCCTTCAAATGGTATCATTTTTTCTTGAAGATACGTATGCCAGCCTAAAACTCCAAGTCCAAGCGCTCTGCCTTTCTCAGCAGATCTTACAGCATTGGCAAATCCAACTTTACCTTTTGCTTTCTGAATAAACTCTTCAAGCACACCATCTAGAAACCATATTGAATCATAGATAATGTTAGTGTCTTTCCATTCGTCGTATTTCGCTAGATTTAAAGATGATAAACAACAAACAAAACTATGAGACTCATCTGTGTGTAGTACAATCTCACTGCATATGTTTGTCATATGTACTTTTAATCCATTGTTTTTATACGCTGCTGGATTTGCTTTGTTAGTGTTTCCCTTAAATAATATATAAGGCTCTCCAGTTGCTTTTCGTTTTCTGATAAGCTTACTCCATTTAGATCTTGCATGCTCATCTCCTTGTTCAAGCTTTCGCATAAACTTATCACCAACAACTGCGCATTGATGTAAGTTAAGGCTTTGTCTGTTAACATCTCCTTTAGGTTCTCGTATTTCAAGCCACTCTTCGAAATCATCGTGGTCAATGTTGATATTAACTGAAGCAGCTCCGCGTCGAACAGCTCCTTGGTTGGTTGCAAGGATTGTTGAATCATAGATCTTGCAGAAGGGTACGACTCCGTCTGATGTTCCATTTTGTTTTATTTTACTGCCGGCGGGTCTGATCATGTTAACTCCGATACCAACTCCACCGCCGTGCTTTGCGAGTAGCATCATCTCTAAATTTTTATTTCCTATCTCGTATATACTATCTCCGACATCTATGCCAAAGCAACTAATTGGTAAACCACGTTCTGTGCCTGTATTAGACAACACAGGGGACGCTAAACACAACCAACCTTTCCATATATACTCATAAAAAGTTTCGGTCAATTCTGGACGCCCTAGACGCATGGCTACAGTTTTACAGACGCGCATATACGCATCAGCTGGAGACTCACCTTCAAGTAAGTATTGCCCACCAATTGTTTTTTTGTATATTTCGTTGTCACCCCATTCAGGGTAATCAACACCTCTTATCCATTGTTCATTCCACATATTTTAAAATAATAAATGATTAAGCCAAGCTAATAATCCGTTGATATAAAGTGCTACTAAGTTCCATTGTCTACGCGCTACAACTTGAGTTATGACTAAGACAAATCCTATGACAAACATCGTTGGGTGTAGTGTCCACTGCCCTGCTATTAGAAAGCCAGTACCCATATATCCTAGTCGTCTTGCTAGTCTTTGAAATGGCGATAAGCCTTTTTCGTCTAGCAGTTTTTTAATCCATGTCTTCCCTACCATATATCCTCAAAATCCTCTCCTTCGTTAGCTTTCGAATAATCTGTCGGCCGCATTGCGAAAAAATCAGTATGAGTGTGCCCGCCGGTAAGATGATAGAACCAATCAAGATTATTTGCTGCCTCCTCGTCAAATCCGAAAACCTCAATATAACCGAGTTCATTAATTTTTTCATTTGCTCTTTTTCTTATAAACTGTTTTAAATCGTAAGACTTTAAGTTCTCGATGTCACCCATCTCAAACATTTTATCAATATACTTCTCCTCTAGATCAACCATAGTTCTTGCTGCTTCAATTACATCTTCCCTACATTGATCTTTAAGTCCTGGTATTTCAGCGCACATGTGATTAAATAGTCTGCAACCCATTTTACTATGTAATGATTCGTCGCGTACAGACCATTTCATTTGTTGCCCAATACCTTTTAGTTTATTTCGCAGTTGAAAGCTGTACAAAACTGCAAACGCAGAATATAGTGAAACTCCTTCTGCAAATGCACTAAATATAGCCAATGATCTACCAATACCAATTGGGTCATTGCCATTATATGCAACTAGGTTTTCAAATCGTTCTGCAGTTGCTGGTTCATGTAAAAAAGCTTCAAAGTTTTCAAGACCTAGAGTTTCATTTAAGTAACTATATGCTACTGCATGTATTGTCTCTTGACTACCAAACATCATGGCCATTTGTTGTATCTCGTGTTTTGGAAACCACTTGACAACCTTCTGAGTCCAATAGTCTGATACTGCGCACTCTGTCTGAGCAAAACCTAGCAGGATGTTTCCTACTAGGTTCTTTTCATTTTGAGTTAAGTTTTCATTCCAGTCTTTGACATCGCCTTGCATTGGTATTTCTGTATGCAACCAAAATGCTTGTGCTTGTTTTAACCAGCCTTCAGTATAGTACTCTGGATATTCAAATGGTTTATATGGCAACCTTTGTTTAAATAAACTCATCGTCCTTGTCCTTTGTATTTTTTAATATAGTTTGTACTTCCTTTTATCCTTGATGTTTTTGTTTTAGCGTGGACACCAGGTCTTTTTATTTTTACACGCTTGTGATTAGAATTTAAACTTAATCCTTTCATTATTCTTCTTCTAAATCTTTTTCGATTTCAAAAGCAAAGTCTACAAAAGGCAAGTATAAAACTGTTACTGATCTTTGATCTTCACTGTATGTTCTAATTCCCAATAATATTCCTGGGTAAAACCCAATACTAATACTCCATTTTTTCATAATTTATATTTTTTACATTGTTCTAATAATTCTTTAAATGGTATATGCCCGAAGTTTTCCCAGCGCCATTTAATCCATTTGTCTAATCGCCTTTCAGCGTACTTTTGTCGAGCTAACTGTTTCTGTTGCTCAATATTAAGCTTACTACTTGATCGCATTCCTTTTGATTTTGAGGTTTATACAACGTGTAAGGACCTAACTTTCTTTCTTTGATTAATCGTTTGAAGAGTTTCCATCTCAGTGGGAAGGACTCGTTTGCCCTACCTTTGCATTCAATTACAAAGCCTTTACCAATAAAATCCGGCGTGTACTTTATATTTAATACTTTAGTTTTACCTCTGTCTTTAAATTCTCCTTTACCATTGCCACATCTTTCATAGCATTCAAATGGAAAATAAAATCCTTCAGACAATTCAAACGTTTCTCCTTCATACAAGGCATCAATGCCTGCGTCTTTCAGAGCAGTATACATATACTTCTCAAGGCCAGACGCAAACTGAATGCCATCATGTATTACTTTTTTAGATATTACAGGTCCTTTTGTTTTCCTACTACGAGTCTTCATACTCAGAGTATTGTTGATCTGCGAATGGATCCATGCGTTTTAACATGGCTTCTTCTATCTCTATCTGTAAGCACCTCTTTGCAGACTCAAGATACAATAAAGCATCCATTAGTTCTTCTTGTACGTCAACGATAAAAGCATTTAAATCTTTTTCTCCATTCATTACTTCTTCAATCATTGCCTTGCCGTACTTTTTCATGCCAACTTCACTGCGTGCATCGATCTTCTTGATTACATCTTGAACGATCGTGTCTGTTGTTTTAATTCTATAATCACTTTTCATCTTTCACAAATGTTCCGTTAATCATTTTACCTGTACGTTGCTTTATCACGTTGTAAGCTGCTTCAATACAGTTTTCTATAGTCGTGTCTTCTAAGTGTGCTAGGTTTGTTAATACTACTATCATATCTCCAATAGCATCTATTGTTTCAATACGATCTTTATTTAGCAATGCTTTGCCTAACTCTCCAAACTCTTCAGATAGTTTTAAATACTGCGTTTTTGAGTCTCCTTTTTCGTATATACCACGCTCTTGAGCCCAATCTCTTATGGCAGGAAACAATGTACCATACTTAAAGTCTTCAATTTCTTTTACTGGTTTTTCATCGTTTAAGAACTCCTCGGCATATGCTTTGTTGTATATGTAACAACGCTCGTTTGTATACGATGAAGCTCTTGCATTTTCTAATATCCATTGAATCGTATTTGCTGTTACTTCAAACTGTCCTAGAGGTGTTTGCCATTTATGATTGGTATTATCCATTAACTGACCTTTTAGTTTGTTTAATGGACATGGGAATGTGGATGTTTGGTCTGTTACGTTTATTCTCATTATTCTTTTTACTAGTTGTTTATAGGTTATTATGTCTTTTTCGTAGCCGTATGCTTGTTGATATTCTGCTTCTAGCTCAGATATAGAATTAAGACTATTTGATTGCGCTAGTATTTCATACTCGCCTTCTCTATAGCCTTGTCTTTTTATCAATCTATGCTGTATATCTTTTGTCACACCGATCTTTTTTCCTGGTATATGATATAAGTAGTACGTCATATCTTGTCTTTATACAAATGCATGTTATGTGCATGATGATAATACCAACCTGTTTCAAGATGTATCTCATCAGCGACTAGTTTTTGCAAATTACTAAACTGATATTGGTCATTACAAAAGCCGTACCATAAGTCATTAGATCTCATATATACAGACATGTTTAATTTTTTGTCTAAAATAGTAAACTGAACTGCATACGTGCATGGCGTATCGTGTTTATATTGATCTATTTCTTTACCGTCATATATACTGATTGCCGCATGCCTAGTATTAGGATTTGCCTTCAGCTTTTTAATGACTTCGTATAGTTGATGGTTGCGTTTCCATTGCCAACCATAGTTAGAATTTACTTCGCGGTCATGGTTTGCCATACGTTCCCATATTTCAGGTATCTTGCCGTATATCTTTCCTAACTTGTCGATACTTTTATCTCCTGTTAGATACCATTTCCATTCTGCTTCTGCATACTCTTTGCTCCATTTCCTAAAGCCTGATTTTATATTGTTAGATTTTGGATCACTAATATAAAAACCTACATTGAATAAAGCTTTAGTATTATCAAACTCCTGGCCTTTGTCTTTGATTGTAATGTAGAAATAATCAAAGGCTTCACTGGCGTTTTTAAATCTTGTCCGCATATTTTTTATAATAATACATTCTGTATTCTGCTAATTTCTTTTGATACTCTGGATGAGGATATGAATCTGGAGATACGCCTAGTAATTTGCGTGGATGCTTATGACCTTTTTCAATATCAATAAACCATCTTGGCACACCATATTCAGCTTGCCTTGCTGTAATACATATTCCATTTATAACACACCATTCAGAAGCTTTTAGTTCTTCAGCCGTCATTGTGTAGTCTGGCTTTTTGTTCTTTTTTACTCCCATGGTAGAGCCTCCTCATTTTTAATGGTATCAACGCTTGGCACAAATCTTCCAGACTTAGGCTCCCATGTGAAGTAAGCTTCAGCTCCATTCTCACCTAAGTTTTGGAATTTAACTTTTAATACTTTAACTTTTGTAGTCTTAGCTTCGTAGTCCCTATGCACTAACAAGCCGTGATAACTAGCGTCATACCATTCACCACCGCCTTTAATATTATACATTGTAGGTTCTTCGATTTTACCATCTCTATCTTTTAACATCTTAGTTGGATGAGCCACGATAAATACTAGTGCATCGTATTTCTTTGCAAACGTTTCGATCTTCATTAAGTAATCCATAGTATAACGGTTCACATCATCAGATGCTGCGTTGATGTCTCTTACTTTATTGTAAGGATCTATAACTAAGCATTTAATACCCTTGCGTTTAACTAATTCAGCACCTTTTCTAAGGACTGAGTCAAGGTCATATTTATCCATATCAATGAAAAAGAAATTATCATTGACGTGCTCTGCAACCTGTGTCCATTTGCTACCGCCAATGTCATTTGGACTTGGCATATCTCCCCATACTTTTCGCATTAACTTATGTGCGTGCAAATATGTAGGCTGATTTTCTGGTGATGCAAATGCTGCTTTCCATCCATACTTTTGGTTGTAACCAACCACCATCTGATCAACAAAATCTGACTTACCTGAAGAAGGTATGCCTGTGACTGTTATAAATTGACCTGTGTATGTTGAGAATATATTGTCGAAGTTATGCAATCCTACTTGAAAGCCAGGCTTGAAGCCGTGCCTAACAAAGTCTGTGACTTCTGATTCTATATCTTTAAACGTTGTTACATTCTCTAATGGATATGGTCGAGCTTTTAATATACAATCGTTAAGTTTTTTAGTGCCATACTTAAGCAAGTATTCGTTTGCGTCTTTGCAATCATCAAAGTCAACTAAGAAACAAGTCTCAGCTCCAAGCCTACGTACAAACTCTTGTTGCAGCATTTGGCCTGGCTCGTCCTTGTCTAATGCTAGGATTATTCTTTCTTTATCTTCAAAATAATCGATGCAATTGTCTAGATAATCTAGGTTGTTATTTGTCAGTGTTGCACCATTAGGTACGGATATAGCGTTCTTGATTCCTGCTTCATGTAACGCCAATACATCCATTTCGCCTTCGGTTATAATGCAATTGTCATACCCGATTATACTGTTGATATTGTAAAATACTTTTTCAGCTCCTTTGTATAGCTTGAAATTTTTACGACCATCTCTATACTTAACATTTATGAGTTGATCGCCCATCCAATAATTAAAATTGATGGTATTCTCGGTTTTGCCGGTTTGCGGCATGAACTCAGAACTCTCAGTGACTTTTAAATCATTGAGAGTTTTCTGAGATATGCCTCTTGTTTCAAACCATTCAACTACTTTGGTACTAGCTTGCTTGATTAACTGTTCGTTTATTTGAGGACGAACATATACTCTTTCGCTAGAACCTTTACGTTGATACGTGTGTAGTTGAAACGTGGTGTTACAGTTGTGACAAGTTCCGAGACCCCGTTCCCAATCATAAGACGCGCATTGTGCATTCTTATTTTTAGGTTGCCTATCGTGTGAACAAAGCGGGCAAATGCCCTGGTTTTTCTTTGTGTCTAGGCCGTACTGATTGAATTCATCAATCAAAAATCCATTGATCTCTGTTGCCTGCATTTAATTTAACTGTATTAAAATGGTAGATCATCGTCCACCATCGAGACTGCTTGAGGAGGCGCCGTCATCATTGCGTCTCCAGCGTCACGTGGTGCTGCATCTACATTGTTTCCATTGGTCCACACAACCTTAACGTTGCCAAGGTAAATCTTGTCTGATTTAGCTTCGCGTTCTTCTTTAGATTGTTGAACTGTTACTGGTCCGTTGTTTCCAAAGTTGTCTAACTCATCATTGATTGTAATCGTGATGGGTAGATACTTACCCTTTTTTCCATTAATGACCTTGTCTTTTGGGATTTTAGTAAGGTCAATACTTGTTGCAATAATACTAGCCATTTGTTACTTGTTCTAATTGATTAAACATTCGAATAAGCTGTTTTTTAGTAGCGCCTGTGTTGCGCCGCAGATTGTCTACAGCTTTCAAATGATTTTGATTTTTGTAAAACTCTGTAGCTGGTGCTTTAATACCTGTTACTGAGCATGTTCTTGTTACTGGTTTTTTGGTTCTTTTAAATTTAATCATACTGTTTTAATATCAAATTGGTTTTGTAGTTTGTTTGTCAAAGAGTTTTGTTTATAAAGTATTGAGATGGATCAAAGTTTTCTGTTTTGTAAAATAAATCATAAACCTCTGATGCTCTTTTAACTTTCTTTGCCCCTCTTTCGTAAAAATCTGTCGAACAATCGAACAGTCCTAACTGATGGGTATTTTTGTCTATAACTATAAATATCATTTCATAACCAAATAGCTTGCTATATATGTATGCTTGACTGTCATAGTTATATTTCCAAGCAGAATTTTTAAAGGCGTCAATATCACTTGTTGTTTTAAGATCTATTATAAGACCTTCACTGTGGTTTATTATATCTGCTTTGCCTTTCCAAAGATTGCCTTCAATCTCTTTAACGCCAGGTTCTTCGTATGTTACATCTCCATTTTTTATGAGATCACTACATATTTTATTGCTCAATATTCTATCTGTTAGCAATTCTATGTTATCGACCTCTTGCTGCAGTAGACATAACTCTCCACCTGACATCTCTTTATAAGCCTTCGTGTTTCTAGAGGTAGACTGTATCACTTTGTATTTCTTAAGCTTGTGCGGCTCAAGTATTGCAGTGTGAAAATATCCACCAACTAGAAACGCTGATGTTGGCTTGCTAGACTCACCTAGCGCTAAAGGATTACTGAGTAATGTTTTGATGTCACTATTACTTAGATATTGTTTTCCATATTCTCCATAGTAGTTTTCATCATCACGTAGCTTGTTTATTACTTCTTGTTTATCCATTTAATTTTTTGAGAGCAAGTTCTTGACCACTAGTCAATTTGTACTTTGCTCTAATTGAATCCATAGATCCTCCAGAACTGATATACTTTTTTGCTTTTTCAAGCGCAGCATCTGTCATTTCAAGCTTATCCTCACTGGATTTTCCATGATTGTTTGTTGCGTCAGAGTCTTGCGTGTCATCTATTAGAAATAAATTACCTAATGCATATTTCTTTCCATAGCTAGACGCAGCTCCGTATTGTTGAGGAACTTGCATTCCTTTTTGATTCAAGTCTACTCCAACTATAGCTTGAGCTGTTATGCTAAAGTCTCCATCATTTAAAGAGGCCACTGTCTTTATTATTGGTTGATTACTATCACTGATTAACTCTTCGTTTATTGTGACTGTTACTCCAAGCTCTTTTAAAAAGGGTTTAACTGCTTCAAGGATGTCTTCGGCCGCTCTGAAATAATACTTGCCGAATGAATTGAATCTAGATTTTTTAGACTTAAACCTAGTTTGAATCTCTATTAATTTTTGGTTTAAATTTAGGTCTGTTGGTTTCATGGTTGGTTATATATATAATTACACATAATTTAATTTATTTAATGTTCAACTTAAAGAAAGTCAAGCACTTGATCATGATCGACGTTCTCAATTAATTTATTTACTGCCTGTCTTTTTAGCTGCGATACACGCACGTATGCCGAGTCTCCTTTTATACCTATTTTTTCTGCAATCTTTATCGCTGGCAATTTATCACAATCAAGGCCGTAGGACAGTCGAAGAACTTCATACTCTTTTTCGTCTAGATGTTTCTTCAATAAGCTCTTCAGGTATATGTTTAGTATTTCCTGATTATATTCATCTGAATCATCTGGTATGTCAAACACAGGATCATCTGGTTCTCTATCATCTATGCTAAGGAATATAGAGTTAAAGAACATTGCCACCATCTTTTCATCTTTGCCAAACGATTTTCGTATATCGTTTAATTTGTGCTCTGGTATGCGTATATCTCCTCTGTTTATATCGATTGCCCTACGTATAGCGCCTTTGATGCGTTTAGTTAGAAACGATTTCATCGTCTGCTCTTTGTTTTCTGACTTGTTGAATACATCCCAATTAAGTCTATCAACAGCACTAACTAAACCTATGTGCCCGAACTGAATCAAATCAAGCACGCTCAATGTGCCCACGGCTTGCTGAGATGTCGGGAATTTCTTTGCTATATTTTCTACTAGTGGTAAGAACTTAATGATCAACTCGTCGCGTGTGTATTTGGAATAGTTGTCGTCATAGTCTGGAAGTCTAGCCACAGAGCTGATCACGTCGTTCTTATATCTATTGTAGTTTTGTAAGTTATACTTCTTCATTTAATCTTTCTTTTTCTTGTTTTAGTTGACTAGACATGTTGCGATGCAATGTCCTGACTGTACAATGCAAGGCGCTAGCTAGTTTATCCATAGTTATTTTTTCTCCTTCATGATTTATTTCTAACATACTAGTATAAATTAGATCTTCTGTTATTTTGCTACGACCTATTAATTTACCTACAATTCTAAGCTTTTCGCTGATCGTAAGAATAATACCTGGTTTAAAAATAACTTTCCTGATTTTATTAACTGGTGGTTCGATGCTACCTGTTATAACTTCATCGATCATTTCGTTTAATACTTTCTGTTTTATAAAGAATGTAACAAATCCGTTTTCTTTATTTGCTATAAATCTAAACACATGTTCCATAACTTCTGGTGTTTCATTTTCATTTAGAAACTGCAGTACTAGTAAATGCCATTTGAGAGATTTATAGGTTGTGATCTTTGCCTTACTCGTAAACAATGTGTAGCATTGGTGTGTACCATTTTCATAGTACATGTACACATCGGTCTCAGACGTAGGCTGATCACTCCAAGGCAAACACCTTGTTACGATTCTTCTATCATGCAACCATTTTATTTTTCTGTTATGTGACATTTGCCCCTTACTTGTTATAGTCTTATAGGCTATTGTCATAGCCCTGTGTTTAATCTTCTAAAAATTCTGTTGTTATTACTCTATCAACAAAAAACTCTTGCTTTTTATATATAGTTTCATTTTTCATAAAAACAATTAAATCTGCTCCTTCATAATTACAAAAATATATTGCTTCGTTTTTCGATGGTTTATTCACTCGTCCTCTTAGTAATACCCCGTAGTCCTCTTGGCCTCTTAAATTATGCATCATGAATGAATCTATGTCTGATAACTTAAACTTAGAATCGATAGTCATTTGTACTTTACCAGTGGTATCACCATTGTAAAGCTCTTCGTCTTGTGCGTGCAATACAGATACAATTGGTATTGCTAACGCGATTAATAATAATTTCTTCATTTTATTTATATATATATTCTGTTTTGTTTGCTACTGTGTGTTTTTCTCCAATATAATAGTTCCAATAAGCTATAACACTGTCACTATGTTTGTATTGATCAGGCATAGCTTGTGGTGGCTGTTTAAAACCACGCTTAGGTATTCTTGGTGGTAGTTTGTGTAATACATCTTTGCACTTCTGAATAACTAAATGATCTTTGCCATACCTATTTTTATATTCCTGTCCTAATGCTAGCATGTGGATGTATAACCATTCGTAATGCTCATTGCTTTCTCTAACCCACTTACTTGATGGGTGGTTTACATGCGTCATTTTGTATGGCACATCGTCATTTCCAAAGTAATGATGCGCTGTGCATAGCATTTGTGCTGATTCGAGCACCATCTTAACAACGTGCTTGTTGTACTGCTTTTCTGCTGCCTTAACTGGGCATTCGTCTAGATAAAATATATTCATTTAATTTTCTTTATTTGTTTTATATAACCCTTTGCCTCGGCATACTTACCATCTATGTTTTTAAGATACTTATTCTGTACCCTTACGTAGTCTTTAAGACAGTTTTTATACGTCGCATATACATTATGCCCACGATTTTTTCCTATGCTCAGAGGGGACCTAGAATTGCGTATACCTGCTAAGTTTTTATTCTCACGGCATATCGCAGACTTATAGTGTCCTGTTTCTATTTTAAACTGTGCAATAGCCACATTTGGTAGTACGCACCCAAGCTTTACAAGCTCTGCGGTTATTGCTGAGTCTGTTAGCTTTATGTCTGTTTCTTTGATCATGATAGTATCAGTTGTAGTTATAGTTTTAACTTTTCTAATAATTTCAGGATCGCGCGATAGTAGAACAGCTATTGTCACCGTACTTACTACTAGCAACGCAAAGAATGGTATTCGATAATCTACGCATTCTTCTGGTTCTAATGTCTCTTTATCTACTTTGTATATTCTTTTCATGACTTAGTTATTCATTCGTAATCTCGTATTGCTTTAAACTGTGGATGCCTGTAACTGCCTGCATTTGTGCGCTGAAAGTATGTAAACGTAGCGCTTTTACCAATGAAAAGGTCTACATTAGCTAACATCCATGCCAAATGTTTGTGTTTAAAGCCTTTGCCTGGAGGACAGCCGAACTTGACACCTTTAGAATCTATCATTATGAACTTACCTATAGTGCCTTCGCGCTTTCCTTTACCTGGCACGTAGTCGATAATTGTTGCTTCGTCGTCAGAAAAGTCTTTGAATTTCATTAAGTGAAAAGATCTTCTGTTAACATATGGTCTGTTTAGACGCAATATTGAGCCTTCGTAGCCGCGTTTTAAGAACTTTTTATGTAAATCTACAGATACGTCATGACTTTCAGTTATATGTGTCTCTATGAGCTTTATGTGGCTGTTGAATATGTCTAAGCCAGACAACATAGCCATGCGTTTGTCGTAGTCTATTGACAATGGACCCATGAAGTCATAGATATGATATTGCACTAGCTGTTTTGCTTCAGCCTTGTGCTCTTTAGTTGGTTTAGTTTTGCGCACTAAAGATATTATCTTTTCGAAGTCGTGCTTTAAATCGTGGTTGTACAACTCGCCATCAAGAGTAATAAACGGATAGTCTTTGAAGAAATTTTTAAGATCTTTTTCAATGTGATCTACATTCATAAATCTTTTACCTGTTCTAGAAAACGCACCGTCTTTAGTGAACAAGCAACGTACGCCGTCAAGTTTTGGTTGCATAAATACTACGTCATCTGTGTAATCTACACGGCTATTGTCATATTTTTGCGCGAGCATTGGTTTTAATTGTTTATTCATATATTATTATTATCGTGTGGTGTTCGTTGTTTGTTTGTTATAATATTACATTTGTGACTGCGTCCATTATTATTTTCTCTTGAAGCTTTATGAAGTCTTCATCATTTAATGTGTCCACCCATACAAACTCATCACCTTCTAAAACCTCTTGTGCAGCAACTATAATTCTCACTGCTAATTCTTTTTCAGCATTTTTCAACTGATCTTTTTCTTCTTGACTTAATTTTAACATTTTTTATTTTTTTATTTGTTCTACTTGTATTTTATTCATTTTTAATAAGTTAAGACCTTTTGTAGATCCTTCATAAATCTCATCAAACACAACTCGTTTAATTCCTGCTTGTACTATTAGTTTCGAGCACTCGTCACATGGAGATAGCGTAGTATACATTGTTGCACCGTCTGACGATGACGTACTTTTTGCCACCTTAACTATAGCGTTTGATTCAGCATGAAGCACTATCCATCTAGTTTTGCCGCTAAACTCACATTTATTCGACATTCCAGATGGCGTACCATTATAACCGAAAGATAATATGTTGTTATCTTTCACTATAATAGCACCAACCTGCTTGCGTTGGCAATAGCTTAACGAGCTAATTTCATGCGCTATGCTCATATATATTGCATCAATCCGATCCGACTTCATCTATTAATTCATTTAGCTTTGTGTTGTACATTTCTTCATATAATCTTTCTACTGCTTCAGCTATGTTCCAATTACCCATTTCGTATTCATCTATGTATATGTATAAACCAGACTTCATAGCGTCTATTAATTTGTCAAATCTATCTGACTCGTAGTAATAAACATTCTCTCCAATATTTATGCGATTTGGATCTTCTGTTGTTATATACACTGAATAACCATCAACTGTTGTTTCTTCATAGAAAAATATGTCTGCTACTGCCGAAAATGTATGCACAAATTCAAAATTATACTCTAATTGTACCCAGTGCAGCATTTCGTCTGTATCTAGATCATCTATACTTTTGAGACCTCGAGATTCCAACTTTTCTGTAAGTTCTTTCATTTTATCCTCTGTCATAGTTCCTCCTTATCAAAAAAGCAATCACCAAATTTAATGTCCATCACTGAAATATCAGACGTTAAAACTTCTGAAAATACTTGCAATGCTGTTACTTGTGCGATAGTAAGATCACTATAAACGTACTTGTCTTTTAGTGATTCATAAATAAGATCAACAGAAAACTTCCATCGATCACGGTTTCGCTCTAGATTTAACTTGAGCTCTGGCTTTAGTCTTTCTAATAATGTTTTCATATAATTTAATTTTTTATTTAATATCCTATTGTCATCGTAAATGCTTTGAAACGTCTTTAACAGCCATATTAAATTGCCTTATAAACATTAATTTTACTGTTTCATCCATGATAGCGTTGCCAACTTCGTCCAATGGTAAGCCTTCAAATATGTGCGAATAGTCTTTAATTACTCTATCTATTATATCGTAACGCATGATTTCAAACATATCCTCAGCTAGATTGCTAGCTATATTATCTACAATTTCTTTATTCATATCAATTTCCTTTTTCTATTGTGCCTTCTTTTGTGACCATAAAAGCTATTTGATCTAATTTATGACCTGCCGTGGCAAGAAATACCCGAACTTGAAAAGTTATGTCGCGATCGGTGCCATTGAGCTTTAGCGAAGAAACATCGTATTTGTACACTTTGCCATCGCTCTGATCAAGAACCCAAACGTATTGTCTAGTTTTCTTGACTTTAGCATTAAACAACATATCTTCTATGTTTTCTAAGAAATCTTGCCAGTCTTTGTCATTTTTCATTTGTTATATTATCGTTAAGTGTTCGTTTTTTGTTTGTATTGCTCTGGTTGCGTAAGATATTTTCTTACTTCGTGCCAATCTTCAAATGGTTTTTGACCAAAATGTATGTGCTTGCCCTTGAATTCACCTGCACCATTAGCTGTTCTATCGTCAATTAAGAAATCACCGATCATAAGATCTTTACGATGCGATAAGATTAGACGTTTATAAGCTAACTTACGCAAGTTTGTAGCACACCAAATACGCTTATCCGTCCAAGCATTTACGTTATTCCATGGAGCGGTTGATAAAAAATATACTTCATAATAAGTTTGAAGTACTGCTATAGATGATAAAGCATTTTCCATCATTGGTGGATCAAGGAATAGTTCCTTGTCAAATGATGTTGCTGCACCTATATTTACGTTTTCACCGTGTCTTTTCTTTGCGTGTGATTCAAGATCAACTACAACACCGTCAAGATCTATATATAGTATTTTTTTCATAATTTTATAAGTTTGTAAACCTCTTTTGCTTCTTCTTCTGCCCAGGTTATTATTTCTTCTTCTTTGTTTATGTCGTAGTTATGTCTTGAAAATGATTGATGTGTTAACTCGTGCATTACTAATGCAAAAAGCTCTATGTCATCATTAGCTCTTGACATATTTATAAAAACAAACTCATGAGTTTTATCAGGCGCGATATTAGACCACCCTGCTATATAAGCTTGTTTGCTGGAATTTACATGACACTTACAGTCTTTTTTGCTTAATCCATGCATACTGTCTACTTTGTAGTAGTCAAATATTTCGCATGGATTATTACTTAGCAGTAAAGTATAGCCATTTCTTTGTATTGTTTTCATCTGAGAGAATAAAAAGGTATTAAAACTTATCAAACCTAAAGCGGTTAACATTATTTTCTTCATAATGCTAATCCTCTTCGCCTTCTTCGTACCATTCTGTCATTCTTTCTAAGACTTCCTCGTTGTCTACTATTTGCTGCGCTATAGCAAACACTCTTTTAAATCCTGCTAATTCATAAGGGGTGAAGTCATACAGATCTCCATCTTCGATTGCATTTAAGCAATCCATCATTGCTTTGGCCGTATTTTCAAAACGGCAATAACTCATATTCATCATATTTCTTTTAATTATTAATAAAAACTGTTAACCCAATTTGTAAATTCTGTAGCTGAAGTAATGCCATCTACATCATCTCCTAAAGGAAAAGGATGTGTTAAGTCTTCGAAGTAAGCTCGACATTCAACAAGATCCCATGTGTAAACTGCTGCAAAACTGTGATCTTCTTCAAAATCATGTATAGAAATAGAATAATTCTTTTCATTTATTTCTATCTTGTCAAAAGATCTTAACAATTTCATTGCTTCAAGCTTTGTTTTTGTTGCTTTAATATCTATCATTATTTTTTTAAATTTAATATATTAAAAAATTGAACTCCTTTCTCGATTAAACTCTCGGCTCGAGCCAATCGTCTATTACTATCATGTATGTAACTGCTCTTGTTAGGTGTTACTCCTAAATCTATCATTGAGAAGTTAAATTCCCACTTACCACCCACGAATCGTTCACCCGTAAATCGCTCAACAGCATTGTAGCATTCATAAGTCATTTTTAACTTGCATCCACTTGCTTCTATCGTGTCTTGGATGATCACTACATCGTGAGATCTTTCTTGATCATGCAGTTTACTTCGATAAAGTTCTTTTATTTTTTTCATTAGATTTATTTTTTATCGGTTAATTTAATTCTTCTTGTCCTTGGAAATCCTTTTGCCTTTCCCGTTGGAGTAGCAAACGTTGGTTCTAACGTATAGTAAACATTCCAACCATAAAAATTTACATAAAAAACCTTCGTCTTATTTCCTTTTTTTCTGATGTAATTTTGTGCCTCTTTAAGTGAATATTCTTTTACCATTATATGTTTTTATATCTTTTTTCTAATCTTACTTGCAATAATTCACTGTGTTGACGTATCATTGTGTCTCTAGTCCACTTACTAATTGTCATTTTTGGCTTTTGTACGTGGTTTTTAAGTATAAACTTAGCTAAAAACTCTTCACGCTGTTCTTGCAATTTGATGAGAACACGCTGGTAAGCTTTGTTTATTACTACTTTCTTTTGCAAATGACTCCACTCTGCTGTTTCAACAAGTCTCACTGGATTTATTTGATAGATCTGGCGAGGAGATATTTTCCTCACATAGCCTGTCGCATAAGTTGCAAACATCATTGGTCTTGTCTTACCGCTTGCTAGCACATCACGCTCTGGTAGAGCAAATACTTTAGTGCCGTTAGCTTTTTGCCTTGCTGTAGTTACTTCTTTCACTCCAAGCAAATCAAGTATTTCTAATGGTTTTAAATTCATAGTGGACGTGGCAGGAATCGAACCTGCGTCTGAGATACTGTCTTGCCGCAATTGGCGAAGATACTGTCTCGCTCACCTTTCACGCCCATATTAGTTATAATGGATATATATCTTCCCACCCATCTACGGCATTATTATTATAATACCTAGCCTTTTTAGGTTCTACATACTCATCAGGCCAAATTGAATATTGCTCATTTGGAAACATCTCCTCTAAACTACTTAACAACTCATTAGCTTCCTCTAGTGAAAGTTGAGTTGTATGTTCTTCAGGATAATTTGTTTCATTCATTATCTTATATAATTCTTTCATAGTGGACGTGGCAGGAGTCGAACCTGCGTTACAACACACTCGTACGTTTTTCGGTCGAATTACAGCATCACACTCATGCCTGTGTTGTCTGAACCTTTCACGCCCATGTAGGTTATCTTAGGCAAGTGCCATAACCTTTGCGTTTTGCAGATTTATTTATCTCGTCTGCGAGAGATTTTGGTAAGAATTGTACTTCATTACCTGTTTTATGGTTTACAATTTGCACTGCGCCATATTTTTCTGTCTTAGAGCAATCTACGCATGTAGTATAACTATACTTTATACGCACAGGGTGGATCGCATTACCGCATCTACATATTTTCATAATCAAACATATTATCGATCACTATCCGTTTTTCGATTGTCATCTATTAATCCATTTTCTATCAAGTCTCTTGCAGTTCTACCGAACCACCCTTGTAGTTGATACGCTAATCCAGTATCATGAAGATACTGCCATGCTTCAATGATTTGATCTTCTGACTCGGCCTCTATGAAGCCTTCCGCCAGTCCTACTGCTGTGTAATTATCCATTTTATTCATTTTTCTATTTCTTTTGGTACAAAAAAACCATCCTCAACTATGTTTTCTTTTCTTCATTACTAAATTTCATAGGTACTCTAGCTTATCCATTTGCCGCATGTTGTTTATTCACTGATACGTCAGATCTTCTACCACCGACTGAAGTTAATTTCTTTTTGTACGCTAAGAAAAGATCATTCTCTTTCAAGATCTCGTCTAATTTCTTTGGATTTCTCTTGTTATTTTTCATCGCTTTGGATTATTAAAACTGTTCCACTTATTGATTAACTCTTGATTCCAACCACCTAGCTTGGCAACTTTGTCTTTGATGATCGCTAATTCACGCTCACCCTTTAACCATACTCTGTGATCGTCACTCATTTCGTACCACCCGTCATGCTTTTCGAACATTTCTTCGATCGAAAGATCTTCAAAACGATCTTCATACTCGTAAAAGTAAACACTCGCTGCTGGGCACTGTGGCACACGTCTTCTGTATTTTTTCATGTAACTCATAGAACCTTGAGTGAGGATCGCACTCACACACGCAAACTATTGCAAGGTTGTTATATATATTATCGAGCACTGTTCGTGCTTCATTTGCTAGCTTCCACCAAACACATAGTATATGAAGTTAACAAAGAATAGGATCGCTATTATTGCAATAACTGTTCCGATTGCATCGATTATTTCTTCTTTTTTGTTCATATTCCGCCTCCTAACGCTATGTCTAACTTGTACACCAACTTAGGCGCTACATTTAATGCTACTATGATAGCGAAACCGATCGCACCTACAAGTGCTGTTACTGCCGCGCCTGCTAGTGCTTTTACTGTTACACTTGATATTGTAACAATTGCTTTGTGTTGAAATTTTACTTTGTTCATAGAAGTCACCGTAAGAATCGAACTTACACTAACCATTGTGACTTGGTATATATACTATCCAGACACCATCGCAATAGCGTTGTAAAGTATATTGTTTGTTTGAGTGATCAGAAATGGTGAGAGATGTAGTTCACCACTTCTGTGCAAGAATTTAAATATTATTTCAAATTTTCTTGTAACACTCGTGGAATTGAAGTACTTGAAGTATAACTTTTGTACTTTTGGAAACACTCCATTGCTTCTAATTTTTCTTTCATTAGAGCAAATGCATCGTCGTGATTGTACTCGAAAGTTTTACCACTTTTGAAAGTAACTTTGATAATTGCATTTTTACCAACAAGTGATTGACGAATAACGAATCTTTTCATTTCTAATTTTTCTTTTGACATAACTTTTTTTATATTTAATTGTTTAACTTAATTTACTATATTATCGATCGTGCATCGTAATTTATTTGTGAGTGAATTACCAAACTTGCAAACAAATGTATATTAACAAGAATGGCGAGAGGATCATGGCAAGCACAAGCGCAAGATCGATCAATCTGCTTACTTGTATGTTCTTATTGTTTTTCATATTCGTATATACTATCGAAAGGATCTCGTAAAAGTGTTGCGCCAAAATGTAAAATGTAAATAGAAAATAACAAATAAGTATTAGTGTTAGTGTAAAAACAAAAAGGTGAAATGTTTTAAAGAAAATGGCAAAAATAGGGGCCGGTGGGTTTTTAAAATTGACTTTTAATTTACAAAGCGAAGACGAGAGAGGCGGGGGCAATACCTTACTTCTATATATCTAATCACAAATAGTGACATTAGCCTTATAAGTTATAATAAGTAAGTACCTATTGTCACCCTATAATTAAATACACTTTTTTACCTGTAATTATATGGTGGAGATGCCAAAGATACATACTATAGCAACAGACAATACAATTACTGGTACCGATAAGTTATTAGGATCAGATGGAGCAGTTGGCTCAGCTAACGCTACTAAGAACTATACCATGTCTGGTATTAGCAGTTACGTGTTGAGTCAAACAGACACAAACACGTTTAAGACTATAGAAGTAGCTGGGCAGGCAGATATTGTTGCTGACGTGAATGCAGATACGCTTACTTTGGTGGCGGGTGATTATATCAGTATAGCAACAGACGCATCGACAGACACTATCACTATAACAGGTACTAACACTCCATATACAGCAGGTGCTGGTTTGGACCTGACTGGTACTACGTTGTCAGTTGATTCAACGGTGGTTGTTACATCTGGTGCTCAAACAATAGCTGGTGTTAAGACATTCAGCGACACTATAACTGGTAGCATAGATGGAAATGCAGCTACAGTAACGAACGGAGTTTACACTATAGGTGATCAAACAATTTACGGGGTTAAAACTTTCGACGATGTTATATCTGGAGATATTGACGGTAATGCTGTTACTGTTACTAATGGTGTTTATACTACGGGGAATCAAACGATAGGAGGCACCAAGACATTTAGTGATACTATTATTGGTAGTATTGATGGAAACGCTGGAACAGTTACCAATGGTGTATATACCACTGGCAATCAAAGCATATACGGTGTTAAGTCTTTTCCAGACGGCATAGCTGTACCTGGTTTTGATTTTACGACATCATTTGGCTCTATAAAAGAAGCTAAAGTGATAGTTACTACCGCTAATTTGATTTCATTAAACGGTGGTGGAGATTATACGTTAATATCTTCTCCTGGATCAAACAAAATGATCGTACCTATATCTATTATAGCATTCTTGGATTACAATTCTACTACGTACAACTTTAGCGAGGATTTGTATATTGGACTAGAGGGACTGGTTGGTTCAAATCCAGAAGAGTATTTTACGAAGATTAGATCACAGCTAGTAAACAGTACTGTTAATAAATTTGAGTATGCGCCACAGGTATTTGCCACTGATCACATAGAAGTAGGCACTGATACGGCATTAGTGTTGCATGCGACAACTGGAAACAGTGTAAATACAGGTAATTCTGATTTAGTACTTAATATACTATACAGGGTAGTAGACCTTACAACATAAAACCATAGCTCTAACCGAGCTTAAATAATAAAACCATGACATATTATTATTACAAAACCAACACTTGGTCTGGCAGTTCTAGACCAACGGAGGAAATCATCGAAGCTATGAAATTCCTTTCGGAAAAAAAGAACTGGAGAATTGTTAAGCTACCAAACGGGTATTACCAAACAGAGCATAAGCACGTAGGTTGCGGATGCAAGCCAGATGGAAATTGTGACAGATGGCAAGACATTACTCGTAGAGAAACCATTGAAGCCGCAGAAGAAGCTATTGACAGTAGCATCGACTACTACAAGAAGAGGTTAAACTTAGTAGAAGGCCCTAAAGTAGTTAAAACTTTCGAATAACCAAAAAGCAAGTAATTTAATTAAATGGAATATAATCAACCAAGTCAAATCGTCAAGCATTTAAACTTCGGCGGTGAGGCAAGAGAACAAATCATGGCAGGGGTTAATAAATTAACCAATGCAGTAAAATCGACACTTGGCGCTTCAGGTAGATGTGTAATCTACGAAGACGCTTTGGGTAAGCCGGTGATTACAAAAGATGGTGTAACCGTTGCGGAAAGCGTAGTCTTATATGATCCGGTTGAAAACATAGGTGCAACACTCATCAAAGAGGCTGCAAAAAATACAGTGAAGGAAGCAGGTGACGGTACCACCACGGCAACCGTCCTTGCTCAATCACTATTAGAACAAGTAACAAATGCGCAAAACAGTGGAGCAAATGTTAGAGAAATTAAAAACGGAATCAAAACGGGTCTTGAAAAAGTCAATAAATATCTTGAAGAAAAAACTATCAAGGTTGATGAGGCTATGCTTAGACACGTTGCTGCTATCAGTTGCAATAACGATAGCGAGCTTGGAGGCATTATATCAGAAGCTTACATCAAAGTAGGATCTGATGGCGTGGTACTAATGGAGGAAAGCGCAACTAATGAAACATACGTTGACATTGTTGATGGTGTACAAATAGATTGCGGACTCAAGTCGAACTACTTAATAACTGATAAAGATAGAAATGTAGCTGAACTAGAGAACCCTTATATACTGATCAGCAAGTCTCCAATACCCAATATACGCAAAATACAAAACATATTAGAGTTTGTTATTAAGAAGAACAGGGCGTTACTTATTGTTGGTAACCTAGAGCAACAACCAACTGCAGCATTACTCACAAACAAAGTAAAAGGTAATATTAAAGTGAACTTCATTGATCTTCCTGGTTTTGGTCCTACCAAAGACGATGCTATTGAAGATCTGGCAATTATCACAGGAGCTAAAGTTATATCAGAGGAACTAGGCGATGACTTTGACTTGATCGACACTAATTGCTTGGGCGAAGCTAATAAAGTTGTAACTGATAATAAATACACTGTGTTTACAGTAGATAAATCAGGCAAAGACTTAAAAGAGCGCATAAAGCAGGTGAAAGATCTTATAGGCAAAGAAGATAAAAATCCTTATCTAAAGAAAAAGCTAGAAGAAAGATTAGCAATACTAGCGGGTAGCGTTGGAGTTGTTCGCGTTGGTGCTGATTCTAAAATCGAACTTAAAGAAAAGAAAGATAGAGTTGAAGATGCTATATATGCAACTAAAGCCGCACTAAGAGAAGGTATTGTACCTGGCGGAGGCGTAGCATTAATGAACGCATCGACAGACTTGATCGCAGATAATATTGGAGAAGAATTATTACTAGAAGCAATTAGAAGACCATTTGAGACTATATTATTAAACGCTGACATGTCTGCAGAAGATGATCCGTTGGAAGGTCAAGGTATTAATGTAGTGGATGGCTCTGTTGTTAACATGGTAGAAGCTGGAATAATAGATCCAGTATTAGTAACTAAGGCAGCTTTGAAAAATGCAGCATCTGTAGTTACTACTATTATGTCTGCTGATTGTGTAATCAATAATATGAGGACAAATGAAGGCAGTTAGTTACTATTTGGTTATAGCCAAGATAAAAGAAAAACCTAAATCAACAAGTGGCTTTATTTTATCCGAGACGCAAAGTGAGGACATTAGGTACTTAAAGGGAGAAGTTATTAGCGTAGGAGAGGCTATAGGTAATATAAAAGAAGGAGACATAGTCTGGTATGATAAGCATGCTGGGCACGGCATAGAGTTCAATGATAAATACTACTATGTCATAAAATATAGTGATGTTGTTATTTTAGAATGAGGGTAAGTGCATCTGATCTTAGAGAAATGCAGTTGTTCAGGTACTACAGGCTCGTTAGAAAATGGGCCTGTAAAACCTATGGATTAACTGATGCAGATCTTGAGCTACTCATAAGCCTTGATTGTATTGGACGCTTCACTAGAAAAGAGTTTCAAGACGGTGAATACATAATGTCTTGGGATAAACTAAGGTGGGATAGATTAAGAAGAGAGGGCTGGATAGAGGTGTGGAGGCAGAGGAATAGAACAACTATCAAGTACACTATATACAAAACATCGTTCAAGTGCTCTCAACTAATCAGTCGCATGTACCGAATACTGCTAGGGGAAGAAGATGTACCAACGGGCGAAAGAAACGTATTCTATAAAAACAAAACATATACGGACAAAGTATTTAATAAAGCCGTAGATGATATGATAAAAGATAACAACAGATAACACTATGAAAGACAGAACTAAAACTTCAGCAAAGTTTAATTTAGAACCTAAGCCGTCTAAAAACACAGATACGTGCTTTTCAGAAAAAACAAAAGCAGCAATGTACGCTAAGCCCGCAATGTGCGGACCAAAACATGGACCTAAAATGATGATCAACACTAATGATCTACCAACAGGGGCTAAGAAGTTGGTAGAAGGTGTAGCTAACAAATATAAATAAACATAACAACAAACTATATAAAACAAAAAAATTATGGCTTACAAAGTAGGTGGCAAAAAGCCACAAATGAACAACGCTAGTAGCATAAAGACTAATGCTGCTATGTATGCAAGTAAAACATCTATGTATGGAAAACCGATGATGAATGGTGGCCCTGGAGATGACGAAAAGAAGAAAGCGCAAGAAGCACAAAGAGCTGCTCAACAACGAGCAAAAGAAGCAACCGCATTTAGACAATCAATGTATAGTTCTGACTTCGGGAATTTATCTAAAGACGTAGCTAAAGACCAAGGAAAGCAAGATTTTTACTACGGAGACAACTCAGATAAAGGTAAAAGTCTTAAATCTTTGTATGCTTCAAAGGAGTACTCAAAATTTGCTCAATCTCAAGGTGGAGATAGTGAAGAATTACGCAAGAAAGTTGCAGGCGAATTTGCGTTTGCTACGAAACTTGGTAAAAGCCAGTTTGCAAAGTCTTCCGAGGGTAGAGAGGCTAAGCTTCGCGAAGGCATAGCTATTGCTGAGTCTCTTGGTAGAAAAAGAAAAAACTAAATAATGCAAGAAGGCAATAAAAAGTTCAAAGACACAAAAGTCGGTAAATTCTTATCTGAGAAGGCACCAGGTATTCTAGAGTCTGTGGGTGACGTATTGCCGGACAAAGGTATATTAGGTATTGTAAAAAACCTAATAGAAAAAGATAAGAGCTTGCCGCCTCAAGATAAAGAGACGGCTTTAGCTCTATTAAATCAAGATACAATTGAGATGCAAGAGGTAACCGAAAGATGGTCTAGTGATATGACGTCAGATTCGTGGCTGTCAAAAAACACTAGGCCTCTTGCTCTTATCTATCTAACAATTATAACTACGCTAATGATAATAGTAGATAGCACGGCTATAGACTTTGACGTTAAACCTAGTTGGGTTACTTTATTAGAAACATTATTAGTAACAGTTTACATAGCTTACTTCGGCTCACGAGGTGTAGAAAAATACAAATCAATATCAAACAAATAAAATATGCCAAGAATAAGTAACATAGCAGTAGATCAATCGGTAGACAAAAATGACAAGCTGCTTGGGACAAACTCTGGCGGTGGAACTAAAAATTATCGATTAGAAGATATAACTAGTTTCATTAGAGACACTGGAGCTGCCGGAGTAATCGGGCAGTTTTCTTATATATTTTATAATTCTAGTTTTGGCGGATCTAGTACTAGACCTGCTGGATCTATGACTATTAGTACTTATTATAAGAGTGTACTTTTCAGCGATGTTACCACTATAAAAGTGAGTGACAAGATGTATCAATCAAGTGGTGTTGTACCTAATGCCATAGATTCATTTACTGATAAACAAGTGATAATAGCAAAGAACACGGATCAAAACGTGTTTGGTGTATTTACTTGCACCGCTGTAACGCAAGATCCAGTAGAGACTAATTTCTACGATTTGACATTGCGTTACGAAAAAGGCAATGGAAGCCTTGAAGTAGAACAATTTTATTCAATTATGTTATATGCTGGTGCCCAAGACAAAGAATATAGGCACGATCAAAACTCTGCTAGTTCAACATGGACTATTAACCACAATTTAAACAAGTTTCCTGCGGTTATCGTATTTGATTCTGCTGGTAGCCAGGCTGTTGGTGCAATAACTCATGATAGCAAAAATCAATTAACAATAACATTTTCTGCTTCATTTAGCGGAATAGCATACCTAAACTAAAAGAATAAAAACTATAAATTATGGCATTAGAATACTACGCTAGTATTGATCTTAACAAGAACGAACTACAAAATGCGGTTATCCACCCATTGGGGTCGGCACCAAGCTCACCAACAGAGGGACAAATCTATTACGACAGCACTAGTGGTGATAAACAAATCTATTTGTACAATGGAAGTGCTTGGACTTCTCTAGGCGGTAGTAATTTTACTACTATAGCGGTATCTGGTCAAACAGACGTAGTAGCTGACACCAACAGCGATACGTTGACTCTTGCTGCGGGTTCTAATGTTACTATAACGACCAACGCTACAACAGATACAATTACTATTGCTTCTACTAATACAACTTATAGTGCTGCTACTTCTAGTACACTTGGTTTAATTAAGCTTGGATCTGATACTGTTCAATCTACTGCAGCGAACGGCGTAACATCAACTGCTAGTAAGACATACGCAATACAAGTAGACTCAAGTGGAAGAGCTGTAGTAAACGTTCCATGGACGGATCAATTAACGCAAGAGCAAATTGAAGACTACGTTGGAGCGATGGTTTCTACTAATACAGAAACTGGAATTACAGTCACTTATGACGATATAAATGGTAAGTTAGACTTTGTAGTATCTGACACAACGGTAGCTGGCGACACTGGCTCATCTGCTATTACGCCTGGTGATACTTTAACTATTGCCGGTGGCGAAGGTATTGATACCTCAATGACTGGTGGTACGGTGACAATTTCTGGAGAAGACGCAAGCTCTACAAACAAAGGTATTGCTTCGTTTAGCTCTTCAGACTTCTCTGTGTCATCTGGAGCTGTTTCTATTGCATCTGGCGGAGTTTCTAACTCTCAGTTAGCAAATAGCAGCATTACGATTGGTGATAGCACTATCGCGCTTGGAGGAACCGATACAACATTAACAGGTTTAACCGACATTGATTTGACGGCTGGTGCTAAAACAATCTTTGATGGAGTTGGTGCTAATAACCTTACGATCGGTGCTAGTGGAACAACGATTATAATTCCTGGTGATCTTCAGGTTACTGGTACTGTTACTACAAATAACGTAGAAACAATATCAACATCTAACGGTGTAGTATTTGAAGGTAATGCAGCTGACGCTAATGAGGTTACTTTATTAGCTGCCACTGTTACTGCAGATAGAACTGCTACTTTACCAGACTTGTCTGGTTATATTGCGCTATTCTCTGCGACACCAACAACAACAATAACAGCTACACCAACAGAACTTAATTATGTTGACGGTGTAACTTCTAATATTCAAACTCAGTTAGACAACAAAGCTGGAAGTTTATCAGACCTTGGTATCACTGCTACAGCCGCTGAAATAAATACATTAGATGGTATAACGTCTACTACTACTGAGTTAAACTTATTAAGTGGTATCACCACTCTCAGCGGTTCAAATACTGGTGATGAGCCTGATGCAAGTACAACTACAAAAGGTATTATTGAAATAGCAACCAATACCGAAACTCAAACTGGTACTGATACATCTAGAGCAGTAACCCCTGCTGGTATTGGTAGCAGATCTGTAACCGCAACTATTACTCCAACTTCTATGACTAATGGATATGCAGAGATTACTCATAACCTAGGAACAGAGGACGTTATAGTTGAGGTATTTGACGCAACCACAAAACAAACAATATTTGTAGACATAGCTAGAACAGATAAACTAGGCGTTGCATCTACTAGTAAGATAAAGCTTACTATAGGAGCGGTGGTTCCACCAAACGACATAGAAGTTATAATTACTTCTGCTAAAGGCGCTAGCTCTGGAACAGTGGCTTATTCTTAATAATAAAATCAAATTAAATGTAAATGTCAATTAAAATTTACGCACCCTTAGAGCTCGCCGATACCTCGGCAGGATTGACAGTTAATGGAGATCTTACAATAGATGGTAGTTCTAGCAATTATTTAAACTTAGATATTTCTGGTGCGACTAAAGGCTATTTATACTCAACCGCTTCTGAAGTACAATTGTACGGCGGAGGCAGTTATTTAAGGCTTACAGCTAACGACTTTATTAGGTTTGATAAAAACTCTGCTAATTCGTTCGCTGAAGCAATGAGGTTAGATGGAGAAGGAAGACTAGGTATTGGAACTAGTAGTCCGTATGGAAAGTTACACGTAACATCAAACAGTTCTGGAGCTACACCTATAAGCCAACAGCAGTTAATTCTAGAAAACAATACAGCTACTGGAATAGCTATACTAACGCCAAGTACAACATCTGGATATTTATTTTTTGGAGATAATAACGATGCTCAAAGAGGGTACATAGCTTATAATCATGCCGCTGATGAGATGAAATTTAAAGTGGCTGGTTCTGAAAGAGTATTTATTAATAGTTCCGGCAACGTAGGTATAGGTACAACGAGCCCATCTCAGAAATTATCCGTTAGTGGTAATGTTGAGATAGAAGGTGGTGACTATAATGGGTTATATTTTACAAACTCTGCTAACACTACAAAAAGTCTTTTATATCAACATGCAAACTATGATGCTCTTGTAATTAAAGACATTGTAAACAATTCCGATAGGTTTGTGTTTAAAAACAACGGCAACTTGTTAATTGGCACAACGACTGATAGTGGTTATAAGTTGGATGTTGGCGGTGCGGCTCAAGTAAGTCACACGTTAAATGAAATCGTTAATTTAAATACCACTCAAGCAAACGGAGGATATACTACATATCGGTCTTCGGGTTCTGCAAAAGGTTATGTAGGGTTTGGTTCTACATTATTTACTGGCTTAGATATTAATAACTTTGGTATTAGATCACAAGGTGGATTAGCTCTTGCTAGTGGCGGTGGTAGTACTCGGATGTATATCAACTCCTCCGGCAACGTAGGCATTGGAACTAGCAGTCCAAATCATAGGGTTGACATTTACTCTAGTGAGAATGTACCGTTAAGAATACACAGACCTAGTAATGCTAATCTGAATTCATCAGGTGCCTGGGGTATTGGGTTCTCTACAAGAGGTGATGCGAATACAAGCACTACAGACACTAGAGCGGGTATATTTAGTTATTACAATGGTAACTTATTTATAGCCACTAGTACGTCAGACGTTGTAGCAGATCCAGATGCATCTGCTAGATTAACAATTCTTAGTGGTGGCAACGTAGGTATAGGAACGATGAGTCCGGAAACACACTTGCATATACACGGCATCGGCTCATCAGTATCAGGATACCAGTACCACTTAATACTTCGAGATGATAGCGCATACGGTATTAATAAAGGATCAGGGTTAGTGTTTAGAGGAAACTACAACTCTTCAGGATCACAAGCTAACTTCGGTGCTATTAGAACCGGCAAAGCAAACGCTAACGATGGTAATGCAAATGCTTACTTAGCATTTTTATACGGAGCATCAGGTACCTTAACTGAAGGTATGCGCTTAGATTATAACGGCAACGTAGGTATTGGTACTGCTAGTCCTGGTGATAAGCTAACTGTAAATGGTGATATTAGCGTATTTGGAAATAAGATATATAATGGATCAGCATCTAATTCTGCTGGAATAGACTTCAGTGACTCTCAAGTAGACTTACATGGATATTACGGAATTAGATTTTTTGCTAGCACTGCTGGTATAGGATCTATGACCGAGAGAATGCGTATTGCCAATACTGGCAACGTCCTAATCGGTACTACAACCGATAATGGCAGTGAACTGCAAGTTAATGGATATGCAAGATCAAGTAACAGTATTTCTGAAGGTATTGCTTATGCTGGTACTGGGTTTGAACATTGGGGAGACGGTGGAACAGGTGTTAACTTTCCAAGCGATGATGTTGTTAGTTTAAAGACAGCCAGCACTGATAGGTTATATATAAACTCCTCTGGCAACGTAGGTATAGGTACTGCCGATTTTGGATTAAGCTCTTTTTCTAATTGGAACAACTTAAGATTAGGGAAAACGGCAAATTTATTTTTTCATACGTCTACAAATACTTTTGGATTTAACATTGGAAGAAACTTTTATTTTGCAAGTGACGCATCTTACAAATATTTGACTAGTGATGAGGCAGAAACAATAATTTTTTCAGGAGGGAATATAGACTTTAATAACGCTACTTCTGGAACAGAGGATGCTTCATTGACTTGGAACACAAGAATGCGCATTACCAGTAGTGGCAACGTAGGTATTGGTACGACTAGTCCTACAGCCAAATTGGACGTTAAAGGAGATGGAGCGGATTTCTTTTTACAGTCTAATGATTTTAAAATAGCTCGTATTCAACCAAGGGGTACTGGGGCTGATTTAGACAAGGGCCTATTATCACTATTTAACGGCATTACGGAAGACGTAAGAATAGATACATCTGGTAGTTCTTGGTTTAATGGTGGCAACGTAGGTATAGGTATTACTAACCCATTGGCAAACCTTCACATAAATGGAACTTATTTTCAAAATGCTCCAAATCCAGGCGTTGGTACAAACATAGTGTCTTCCATAAGACACGGTTCAGATACAAACTATCGTTTAGACTACAAACAAATTGTTACTAGCGGTTTGATAAAGCATTCATATACCGTTGTTAATGATGGAACTGCATATGCTGATAACCTCGTGTTAGATAGAGGCAACGTAGGTATTGGAGAAACTTCTATTGATGCTCGTCTTCATATAACTTCATCAGGTGCCGTAGTGAACCAAAAGTTTGAATCAAATGGTGTAGCTGCTTGGAGATTGGGTATACCAAATGGTCAAACATATTTTGCTTTTGATAATACTGCCGATGCTCTTACCTCTCCAAAAGTGGCAATAGCGTCTACTGGCAACGTCCTAATAGGTACTACTACTGACAACGGTTATAAACTACAAGTCAACGGAGATGCTACTATTAATGGGCATTGGGTTGGCTTAGGTGGAGGAAGTGTAAGTACAAATGTAGTATTAGGTCAATATAACTTAAACAACAACGTTAGCGGAGGTTCAAACACTGCAATAGGATATTCTGCTTTAAGTTATAATACTGCTTCAAACAATACCGCTGTAGGTAGACAAGCAGCATACAATAATACTACCGGATCAATTGTAGCGGTAGGCTATCAGGCTGGGTATGGTAATACTACTGGAGGTAGCAATACATTTATAGGACATCAAGCTTTTCAAAACAATACAACCGCATCAGGTAATACTGCACTTGGTCTTCAAGCTGGTAGAAATATAATAGGAAGTAACAATACGGTTTTAGGTGCTGGGGCTGTTTTGGTGGGTAGTGGTGGTAATAATCTTACGGTTGTCGGTAGGGAGGCATTGTATAACAATACACAAAGTAATAATACTGCTATTGGTTACAAGGCTGCTCGTAGTAATACAAGTGGATCAATTGTGGCGGTAGGGTACGAGGCTGGGTTTTCAAATACTACTTCTGTAGGTGTTACTGCAATAGGGTATAGTGCATTAAGGAGCAGTACTGGTTCTGATAATACATCAGTAGGATATGCATCATTGTTTAACAACACCACCGGAATAAGAAACACAGCTGTTGGTAAGGATGCATTAGTAACAAATTCTACTGGTCAAGACAATGTAGCAATTGGTGAGAGTGCTTTAAGGAACAATACATCTTCATTTAATACGGCTATTGGTCATAATGCTGGTGATGCCAATACAAGTGGTTCAAACAACATATTTATAGGTAAAGATTCTGACGGAGTAGCAGCAACAGATAGCAATAGGACATTTATAGGTAATGCATCTACTACATCTACTTGGGTGGGTGGTAATCTATTGGTGGGAACTACTACTGATAGTGGGGATAAGTTAAGAGTCAACGGAACTGTTTTGTTTGAGAATAGCTCTATGGAGCTTAAATTAACAGATAACAACTCAACAGGTAATACAGCTAATACCAAGATACTATTTACTGACAATGGAACATTTGGTACTATTGGTACAATAGGATTTAATGGAGATGATGATCTTTATATTCAAAACAATCATACTGGAAATGTATTAATTAGCGGAGGCAACGTAGGTATTGGTACTACTAGTCCTGGAGCTAAGTTACAAATATCAAGCGGAAATAATGTAGATACTCAATTGCTAGTTGGAGAAGGTTCTACTTATGGTGCACCTAGTATCAGGTTTAAAACTGCTAGTACAAATTATATGGGTATTGGCTTTACAACTGGTTCTGTTGTAGGCAATGAAGTATTAGATGCAATAGCAATTCAAAGAACAGGCAACGTTGGTATTGGTACTACGAGTCCGACCTCAAAGACTCATGTATATTATGGCGGTGGTACGACAAATGGATTACACGTTCAAGCAAGTGCCAATAGAGGTAAAATAGCAGTTTCTGATAACGATACTGCTGCCTATATGATTGCAGAAAATTCTTTAGCATCATTTGGTAGACAAGATGCGTTAAGTGCTAATAACTTAAACATCACCAATGGTGGCAACGTCCTAATTGGTACTACTACTGACAGTGGTTATAAGCTTTCTGTTAATGGTGCTTCTAATTTCTCAGGTAGTTTAACTATAACTAACGGCTTAATTACGCTATCTGACGGCTACTCGTTGAGGTTTGGTGGAAACAATAATAGAATATATGGATATAACTCTGGAGATACTTCATTTGTTGTAGGCGGTTCAGAAAGAATCAGAATAAACTCTTCCTCTGGCAACGTAGGTATTGGTACTACGAGTCCTTCATACCCTTTAGAAGTTCAATCTGGTGGAGTGGGCACTGTACTTAGAGCTGGTACATCATTCATATCCATAGATCCTACTGGCTCAGCTTCCGCACCTTCTTTAATATTTAATGGAGATAGCAATACTGGAATTTGGCATCCTGCATCCGACACTCTGGCTATTATTACGGCTGGCTCTGAGCGCATGCGTATCACTTCAGGTGGCAACGTCCTCATTGGTACTACGACTGATAGTGGTTATAAACTTGATGTTAGCGGTGCAGCTCAAGTAAGTCACACGTTAAATGAAATCGTTAATTTAAATACCACTCAAGCAAACGGTGGGTATACTGTATATCGGGCTTCAGGTTCTGCAAAAGGTTTTGTAGGGTTTGGTTCTACATTATTTACTGGTTTAAGTATTAATGACTTTGGTATTAGATCACAAGGTGGATTAGCTCTTGCCAGTGGCGGTGGGAGTACTCGGATGTATATAAACTCCTCTGGCAACGTAGGTATTGGGACGACTAGCCCACAAGTTGAGCTTCATGTAAAAGGAAATAATGGTTGGGGAGAAATAAGAATAGAAGGTCAAACATTTGCTAGTGGACATGGTGGTTCATTAGAGTTTCGTTCTGAAGGAACAGCATTGGCTGATATATATGCTAACACCTCTAAAGA